AATAATGGGAGATAGTACTAGAGTAACTATAGCTAATATACAAACAGATATAGGAGAAGAGGGTAAAGCCCTTGTCTCCGATGGAGATGGTAATGTAGTACTTTCGGGTATTGTCATTTCTACAATAAGATATGTCGAACTAGAACCATTTAGCTGGGCAGCAGAAGTTCCATGTTCTACAGGAAATGGTAAAGCGTATTTTCATGTACCCGCTGGTCTAGATGGATTGTCCCTTGCTGAATGTCACGCAGAAGTAAAAACTGCTGGTACAACTGGAACTATGTCCATAATGATTGCCAACGAAACACAAGTTGTGGATATGCTAAGTACAGCTTTAACTGTAGACACAGGAGAAACTGGATCAGACGAAGCAACTCCCTATGTAATAAAAAGCAATGGTGATGAGATTATATCAGAGAATGATGTAATACGAGTTGATTATGATGCAGTACATAGCACTCCTGCTGAAGGCTGTATTGTAAGTATGGGGTTTAGCTAATGACTTATTGTAAAGGTGGAACCGAATCTGAGGTAGACGGATATAGAATTCATACTTTTTCATCAAGTGGTACTCTTACTGTATATCTTCACGGTGAAGTAGAAATACTTGCTATAGGTGGAGGCGGAGGAGGGGCTGGTGGACAAAACTCAAACGGCGATGCAGGTGGTGGAGGAGGGGCTGGTGGCGTAGTCATTGAAACTGCTCACATATTAACTGTAGGTGCAAAATCTGTAGTAATTGGTACTGGTGGTGCAGGAAATTTATACACCGGTGTTTGTATTCCTAATGGTGATGATGGACTTGATACTACTATAGATACACTAACAGCATATGGTGGGGGTGGAGGTGGAAACAAATGTGATGGCGAGAATGGTGGCTGTGGCGGTGGCGCTGGTAACTGGAACGGCGGGCTGTGCTACGGAGGAACCGGAAGTCAGGGTTATGATGGTGGTGATGCAGTCACAAATATCACCACTAGTCGTGCTGGTTCCGGTGGCGGTGGTCTTGGAGGAGATGGAGTAGAAAGACCCAGTAATGTTGGAGGGGCTGGTGGAACTGGTATTAACAATTCTACATCAGGCTCATCTGTACAATATGGTGGTGGAGGAGGGGGAGGAGGTACAAATGGCTCTGCTGGGGGTGCTGCAACCTTTGGTGGTGGAGCGGGTGGAACTGGAAACGGTTCAGATGGTGGAGATGGTACAGATGGTAAAGGTGGTGGTGGAGGTGGTGGTGGGTCCAATGTTAGTGGTCAAGGTGGAGATGGTGGAGATGGTATTGTTATTGTAAGATACAAATATGTAGGAAGTTCACGTCCAGTAGTGATAATGTAGGTAAAAATGACAGATAACACCAAAATAACTATTGTAGATATGCGAAATGATACCGTAGCATCTGGCTATTCTATAGTTGCAGATGGTGCGGGTAATTATCACCACGAATTAATTAGTGGTGGGGGTGGTAGTGGGTCTACGACATTCCTAGATTTGACCGACACACCAAGCGTGTATACTGATAAATATGGATATTCAGCCGTAGTTAATATAGCTGAAGATGGGGTGGAATTTGTAAACATTTCTGGTGGTGCAGGTGGTGGCGTAGATAATCCTATTTTAATGGATTATGTAATTGCAACATCCACTGATACACATACTAATGATACAACTTGGGAAGATATTGATAGTATGACCGTAACATTAAATTTACCAGCAAGTGGTTATGTATTAGTACCACAACTTACAGCAAGATGGGCACCATACGCTAACTGGGTACAGTGTTACATGGGATTTGTATTAGATAGTGACGCAGTTATTAATACTTATACATCTGTAAAACAAGCGACTGCTTTTGCAGGTGAACAAAATACATGTAGTATGCAATATGTTTATGGACCACTAACATCTGGTTCACATACAATAAAAGCACAGTGGTATACTAACAGTAACTTGGATGTACATATTTATCTTAGAACAATGACAGTAGTAGCATATCCACCAGAGAACCAAGAATAATGACCAGAACAAAAATTACCTATGAGGAGATAAGATGTACCCTAAAATAATAGATATTTCACACTGGCAGGGAAACATGGATTGGGATGCATTTATGCAGTCTGACGCAGAAGGGTGTATAATAAGAGCAGGAAGTTGTAATGCATCTACAGGCATTCCATATACAGATTATAAATATGAACAAAACATGACCGCTGTAGACAGTTTCACTGAAATTATCGGTACATATTGGTATTGGCGAGCAAACCATGACCCAATTGAACAAGCTGATTATTATGCCGATTTATTGAAATTCAAGCCGTGGAACTTGGCCCCAGTAGCAGACGTGGAAGCATGGGGAAACGTAAGTATATCGACAATGCAATCGCGGCTAAAAAGGTTCGTTGATAGACTAAAATATAGAACTGGTCGTACACCAATAATCTATACTAGAACTACCTTTTGGAACCCATATGTAGGAAATCCATCTTGGGCATCTGACCATGATTTATGGATTGCTCGTTACAACAGCGCTATAACTGGACCGTGGGACGATGGGTGGGGAAAACCATATAGCTGGGATGATTGGACATTTTGGCAATACTCAGCTGACGGAAATGGTTTAGGTCGTGTATATGGAGCAGATGGTGACGATATAGATTTGGACTACTTTAATGGAACGTCAGAAGAATTAAGAGAATATGCAGGTCTTGACAACACTGTACCACAACCTCCCCAACAAGACAAAGTATGCATTGATGAGGACATTGCTCATGATATGTATTTGGAGTTGAAGGGAGTCTTCGAGGAATAATATGAGTGAAAATAACAAAATCGTAAAAGAAGTAGAGAGTTTACTTAAAGCTGATGAAATAGACCCAGAAGTAGCTAGACGTCTACAATTGAGTATCTCTCTAGAAAATCACACAGAATTGCTGAAAATCAATGGTCGCCTAAAAAAAGTAGAAAAGGTGGCAGAAGAATCGGAGAAAAACCCATCTCTACTGTGGTTACTAAGATTTAAAACAAAGAAAACGGTTATAGTTCTAATAAGTACATTATTGATTGGGTTTATAGTTTTCCAACTAGCGTGGCACTATGGTATCATGCCAAATATATTAGAATGGTTGAATCTGCCACCGTTGATCCCTTGACAAATGCATGATTTTGTGATATAATAGGGCTGGAGGTAAGGGTATGGATATGTACTGGTGGATGAAGGAAGAGAACTATAAAGGCGATATAGTTAGTGAAACTGGAAATCGACTAAAAATATATTATCGTAGTCGCTTTCCAGATGATGATACGTATGCTATTGTTGCAGAAGAAGACGGCCAATTGAAAATAATGGCCTTCTTGTGGTTAGGGGAGATAGTTGATCCCCGTGATCCAGATAGACAATATTTTTGGGAGGATTAACATGATTGAAACACTGGTAGAAATGGAAAAAGATAATCTATTCGTTGAAGCTGTAAAAGGGCTTCATGGTACTTACTTTGCATTGAGTAAACATGAAAGAGGATTATGCCTTACGTTAGAAGAGGCAATAGAGTTGAGTAAACTCATACGAAACGTTGCAGAGTATAAAGAAGAGGGCCCTGTGTTCGAGAACTTTGAGAGTGAACCAGAATGATAAACGATCCGCACGATTATGAGAAGGACGTTGCTGGAAGATGTCCCCATTACACCATTAGAAAGGATATATTAGTTGCATTAGAAGAAATAGCAATAGCTTCTAAGGATTGGCTTACTTGTGTACCCTACATTGTAGGTGTTGATGGTTATATAGAAAAAAGAGATATCTTAAGAGATGCATTAATAAAATTGGAAGAGTTAAGGCGAACGAAGTAAAAAAATATATTCGGACCAAATACATCTCATTAATTATAAGTTGGCGGAGGGACCATGCCTAAAGAGAATAAGAAGATACAAATAGATACCGAAACTAAAACGATCTACGTGGATGAGAATATGACACCTGCGGAATTAGAGGTAGAACTGTTGAAGATTGCTTTTGAAAAGGGCGTAGATATAAGTATTCAGGACTCTGATCCCCAATTGTATGAACCAACACCTGAACCAGATGAGGTACCCCCAGATGAGTGATTTAAATGATGTAAAGGAATGCATACTAATTGATGGATTTGATTATACATTTATTGATTACAGTAATTTTGAAGATGTAAATGATGAGAAGTTTCATGAGTTAAGAAAGGCTTATGTCAAGGCTCATAAAGACCTGTATAGTTATATTGAACTACATTGTGGACCATTGGAGGAGTAATGATTGATGCATTGTGTGAATTCTTATATCCCATTATAAGAGATGCAACATTCGTAGGAATAATTGCAGGCGGTTTGTTTGGTATGCTTTTACTTATTCTGCTAAAAAGGAATGACTAAATGAAAAATTACATACTAGTTACTCCAGGCAGGTCTTGTGGATGTGATTTCTGTAAAGACGTATATGGGTTGAATCTAATTGGCTGGATTAAGAGAATATTCAGGAGAATAAGATGACTAGTCTTGATGAAATGGTAAAACTAGGTAAAGAAATGGATGCTGGATCATTGAAATCTATTTCAAGAAAAGGTGATGGAACACCTTTACTTGCTATATGTATTTATTATGAATCAGATGAATTAGACGCCTTTCTGAAGGACCTAGAAAAATTGGAGGAAAAACACGGTTATGGAGAATGACTATACAACTGGTGGGTATAATTGTGGGGTATGTGGTGAATATATTCCGCATAATACAATTCATGTTTGTGGGGGTAGTAAATACCCTCCACAAGTACCAGCACCAACATATAATTTTACTGCTGGGGACACCAAATTCGATTCAGAGACACAGCGTAAATTGAATGAAATAATCGAATTGTTGAAAAGTATAAGAAGGAGACTGTAATGGAATACAAAGTAGTGGTAAGGCTAAGTATTATTCTACTAATTCAAGAAGTAAATGATCTGATCAACGAAGGCTGGGAACCCTATGGTAGTCTTGTATCTACTGATGACGAATACCTACAGCCTATGGTTAGATATACTGCTATTCCCTCCACATATAGAGGTAAACCTATAGATGTTCCCATTACACCATAGGAGATAATATGTATATACACGTACAGCCTACAATACATGAGTGTGGAGAGTGTGGTTCTAGGAACATAGCCCGCAAGGTTGTTCCTTATGGTGATCCACATGTTATTGGAAGGTTAGTCTGCCTCTCTTGTGGGCACGTCGAGCCTACGCCCAAGACACACTCTAACATTGATTCATTTACTTACACATATGAGAATAAACCCCGCATAGTCTCCTTTTAGTCCGATAACGTTTTCAGAATTTTTTCGATAATTTTTTTGAGAATTTGGGTTGAGGCATTGGGGTATACACCTGGCATCGCCCGCCAGAATTCGGACTAATTTTACCTTAATTAGGGGGGATGCATGACCATAGTACTATAGGAGACATATTGATGAACTTCAATTCGTTTAAGGTAGCCGTAGGGTAAAACCTCCGCTTCCCTTAAATATGTCTATGCGAATAAATAGTACTGTACTCCTATGAATTAGGACAAAAACTATCCCCAATGTCGTGTTGACCATTGGGGATTGTGAGTCTATCTTGTCAGTTTAGACCCAGTTAATCTGCCCGCTTTTTGACCCCCCTTTCCCTTGTCGGTCTGCCCATGTTTCCAATATACGAGTCGCATTGGATTGAAAGGCATTGTAGACATTGGTAAAATCATCCCCAGTATAGACCATGCGGGAGTCATTCTTGCCAGTGATTGCAACCGAGTCGACCTGCAGCCCATTATCACCTAACCATGATTTTATGAAGTGACTCATGATCGTTGACTGACCGGACGGTTTCACTGGAGTCGGGAGCATACCGGTCAACATACAACCGGTGAAGTAGGAAAGCACTGACCAGAACTCACGCAATCCGATTCGATCATCTGGCAAGTTGCCCGTTCTGTAGTCACTGTATACGTTACCAGCGAGTCCCTTATTCAAGACTCCCGATTCTACTTCACGTGCTGGCATGAAGTCCAGTAGGTCAACAGTGATTGTATTTTCTCCTTGTGAGAATGTCACTTCACAGGACATAACCCGATTCCCTAATAGCTGAGTCGGGATGTTCGTTATAACCTTGCGATTCGTTTGTTCGTTCACTTTCCTATTGAACGAGTCGGGAATCACTGTAAACGCTTGGCGAATCTGATTGATCGGATTCTCTATTGCGACCTTGGTAATACCCTTAATTGTGACTGTCATCATCTGACTCCTTTTTGACTGACTCGGCTGGACTAGGTAATCATCGTTCATATAGACTCCTTTATAAGATAGAACAACCATGCGACAGTGAGAGTGAGTGCGAGTGCGACCAGTTGCCAAGTTTGCAAGGTGGAAAGCCAGACCATAATTGACTCCTTGGTGGGTGGTGGTGGCGGTGGGTGGGTGACTCATGGTCTAATCGTACCAAAAAGTTGTGAATTTTACGTTAACATTGTATTAACATTTTTAGTACTGGAGAGCTATAGGAAACATATAGACAAGTTTCGATATGTTTAAGGTATCCGTAGGGTTAACCCTACGCTTTCCTTAAACGAATTGATGAACGTCTATATGACACCTATAGTACTATAGTACTCCAGGTTTTTTGCATTAGTGAAGAATTTCACAAATTAGTACTAAATTTCACAAACCAGATTTCATTAGTGACAGATTTCACAAACTAGTGACAAATTTCACAATCAGGAAAGCTTTGGGTTGATCCTATAGTACCTTGGTTCTTGGTACATAGTTCCGGTAACGGTACCAGAACCGCTTTGTCGCCCGCAGGTACCAACACCAAGATCGCCTTGTCGCAAATTTCGCAGCAAGACGACCCTGTGTGATGGTACATTGTTTGGGTAACGGCGAGGTACCAGAACCTAGAATGCCATAGGTTGTGCCTCAAAGAATGGTTCCAAACGCTTAGGTATTCGATAGGTACCCTTACCAACTACGCATGTTCTTAGCTTAGGTCCATTCCCTATACTATGGTAGTAGAGCGTCATATTTGGGTACGTTATGACTTCTACGGTATCATCACCGCACTTTGGACACTTCATACTCAATATCTCATGTACGCACCACTCACCACCAATCCTGTAGTGAGTACGGTCCGGTAGCTCAATTTGTATCATGCTGCACCAGCTATATGTAACAGTTTACGGTGCATTTTCGTATCTACCTTGGTTAGCTGCCATGATACTGGTTTAACTTGCAATCCCAGATCATCAACGATGCTACCGGTACAATGGTTAACCATCCACTCAATAGCATCAGTCTGGTGCGTGAATTGTTCTCGGTGCAATATAGCGTCCATCTCATCAAATAGTGTAACCTGGTACATTATCATCTCCTTTATAGATAGTCCCGAATTTCATATGGTGGATCAATTATCCAGCTTGGCACCGATCTTTTGGTCCATTTGAATAGCCTACGCTTGTTCTTCAGATAGTAGGCACGATATGCTAATACAGGTTCAAGGTGTTTCAATTCTGGTGATACAGCCAAGTGGTGCGGTGTGCGATCCCCATCACTTAGACTCGTATTAATTGGGCCCCAGTAAGCATCTATACCATCCAGTACCTCCATTGTGGCATGTTCTCGTTCAAACCGGTACTCATACTCTAGCAGTAGTTTGTTTGCATAGTCAATAGTCCACATGAAGTTTAGGAAACAGGCACCAACCCATCGGGTAACAGGATGGTTGACGTAGGTACTTTTGTAGCCGTAATCAATGTCGCACCACTCTCTCATTACGGTACATAGTAGTTGGGTCGCCTCAACTGGCATCTTCACTACGTGCTTATCAACATGGTGCGCTGCATTGATTTTGTTATCAGCATGTAATATGAATAGGTTCATTTTACTCTCCAGTCTAGGTGTAATACCTTATCACATTCTACCGCATGTCGGTTCAAGACAGTCGCAAACTGTTTGATAATGACACTACGCTTCTTGAACCTAGGGTTTGGTTCCCATATGTCTTTCCCACACATCGGGCAGCGAAACTCCAAGACGGCACCACGTCTGGGGTAACGGCGTTTGAGTGCTGGTGCAGGATGTGGTCCCCCTCCCCACTTATACCAAAAACAGGCTAGTACCCAAAGCATAGCCTGTACCTCAAAGGGTGCCTTCTCACGGTATTTCTTGATATCAGCACGCTCAAGGATCAATGGCACCGTCATTCTCATAGCACCCCTATGGGCTAGAATGACACTTACTTTAACGTCTGGAACCAGGTCTTTGATAAGACCCAGCACGAACATCTTGGCGATGATAGCGTTCACATCGTCCCAAGATGGACTGAATACAATCCCAGTGATGAAGGATGTACCAGTCTCCATTATTCCGAACTTCGCTTTCTTCATTCTGTACCTCCTAATCTTGGTAGCGTACCGGTGGCTTGTTTCATATCTAATTCTATCATAGGGTGCAGTACCAGTCAATAGGGTCTTCCTACCTAGTACCGCCAGGGTAGTACCGGCAGTTGGGTCGGTACCCTATACGTGCGTGTGCGTGAATCTCTTAAAGGAAGGACACATTGTACCTAGGTACCAGCGTTCCAGTAGTACGGGTACCGGTGAATGACAAGGTACTGTACCGGCCCCCTTTTAGTCAGGGTACCACTACCATAAACCTGGGTGTCAAACCAGGGGTAAAAGGTACCAGTACCCACATGCTAATCCCTATAGTACTGATGTACCCTATAGCCGTGGTACATGTTTGGGTAACAGGTGCCGTATACATTGTCACACAGAAGGTACCAGGACCATAACTTGGTCGAAAAAAAGAGTTTTGGTGCGTAATTGCCCATAAATGGTACATATACGGCATAAAGGTGCAAACCGATAACTTTTGGTGCGAAATATCTAGTTTTGAGTGCTTGCCTATACAAATTGGTGCCTTATATGCATACCCTACTATATACAATGATTGTAGCAATATATATCAGTAATTGGTACGTGTATAGTATAAATAAAAAGAGACCCGTTTATAGGGTCTCCTTTGATTGTAGTACAGTGAGCATTAGAGATAGGTGCGTACTCATGATAATCAGGTGCTGTCTCTAGTGATGGTAGGGGCACCAACTGTCTGAATGGAACGTCTGCCTTGTATGCTACTGCACCAATAAGTATGTATACTAGTATCAGAGTGACTAATCCTACCAATGTAGCACGAAGTACTTGTTTCATGGTTCCACATCGAAATCGGTCAACTTCATATTCATATAACCGGTTCTACTTACTACATAGGCTAGGAACTCTGATTCTTGGTCCTCCTTTCTTAATCTACTTGCTGCTATCATACCTCGGTGCAAAGTCTCATTATGGACTGTAATCTCTACAGTAATGGTACTTGTTTCGTTCTTACCCCCTATAATACCAGCTAAACTTGCAAATACTTTATTCATTGGTCCCTCCTATATATGATGGAAGGGAGTACCTCATATAGCCTTTTTTGATCGACTGTGGAGGTACTCCCTTTGTCTTGTGGTACTATCCTTTCTCTTGGCTTACTATTTCTCACTTCATGGGGTCATTATATGATCATTGGCTCATACTCCTCTCTACTCGGTATGTAGTGAGCGTCTAGGTACGTATCTACTTATCCTGTCCAGGGGGACCAGAGTGGCAGTGGTTATCATCGCCATAGCCCCAACCGGGTCTGCATGGTTCAACAGGAGGTTCCGTAGGTACGACTGTAGGTTTGGGTGGTACATCAGTAGACTCTGTAACAGGAATGTAGGGCATGGTACAATCTTCTACCCCACATCCACAGAAGGGCACTACGGTTGTACCACGCATAATCACCCATCCATAGTCTAATTGATAGACGTACCCATATTCAAGATCATCTACCATAAAAATATAGGTAGGTTGTAACTCTGTTGGTTCCAGAGCTTGTGCTCTTGCAGTACCCACCAAAAATAGGCACGCAATAACAAGTAGGAACAACAGTACCAAGATTCTATTCGTAATTTGATTCTTCATTTTATCTTTCTCCTAGGTACTACTTCAACTGCTCAGGTACGTACTGCTCTTCATTCCAAATTGGATTCGGAACAGGTACGTATACTGTTGCTACGGTAGCATATATCTGAAAGGTGGTTCCAGGTGTCTCAACTGCTTTACGTTCTGCTACCGCCTGAGCGTCACCATATGTCTGGTGCTTTTCGGGTCTTCCACCCTTGATTCCACCGCCATCTGGTATGATTATGAATGGCATAGGTTCAACCTCCCTTCACTTGGGTCGTCAAGCGTCTTTCTTGTGACCTAGACTTGATTGGTACAATCTTGACAACCGGCGTAGATATTACTGATGGGTTCTTGTAGTGTGGATTCAGGTGCGATCTCTCAGGTGTAGATATAAGCATTGAGTGACCGCTCCGAACCGGATACAATAGTCTACCATCCTTCAGGTTCTTACTTCCACCCATCACTTTCTCACCAGCTACAAGATAGACAGCACCGGATGCTGTTGTAACCTGAATGGTCATGGTTCACTTCCCTTCCTTTGGTCTAACCCATTCCCAAGCACCATCTTTCCACACCATTTGGTCCGAACAATACTGGCACTCCATTATATCACCTTCTTTAGGTGCCTTCTTGATCTCGGCGTTTTCGATAGTTGCTATGCAACAACGCATCAGACCACCTATACGAATTGCTTTATATTGGTTCATTTGCACCTCCTAGAGCAAGAGACAAACGAGCGGTGGTGCGAACTCGATTGTTATAGCCAAACTTCGATTTCTTCTACATCATCCTCGATCTTGGTGCTACGTGCTCTCTTGGGTAGCGGGTGTTTCTCAAGAGATTGAATCAACAATTTGGCACGTGACTTCGTTATTGCGGTCCAATCTGATACCTTCGCTTCCAGCGTACCTCCACGTGCCTTAGGTACCGCAATCACGGTATAATTGGATAGGTGAGACATCTTGCTTGCGTTATTTGCGGTCCAAATTGCTGCTCCGCCCGGTGCGTCACCACGACCACCAACCGCACCCATAATCAGGGCACACAGGTAATCAGCGTTAGCTGCACCAATTTTTGTTTCCTTCTTCTTATCCTGGGCCACTACCACGGCAATCTCCTTGCCTGTATCATCATGCAAAGTGACCCTATTAAACTGCTGTCGTACCGTGCTGTCCATGTTATACAGCGGTTCGTTACCTAATGTTCTTGGTGCATCTAACGAGATAGCTTTCTTTTCATTTGCCATAATACTACTCCTTCGTTAAGGTTGGTTCGATTTGTTTGACTTGCAACATTCTACGAACATCTTTCTTTGAACCTAAACACTTACGGTAGGACCGACGTTTCTGTATCTTCTGAAAACCTCCGGTACAATATAACCTAAATCTCACACGCAGGTATGGCTGGTTCATCATGATTATCTCCTTTACTAGACCAGCTCTCGGTACTGTATGCTATGGTCTGGACGGGTTAGTTAGGCAGGTACGAGCGGTTGTACCGTGATGAATCGTTGCATAATCTTATGTCCAGCACCGAAATCACTGGGCCAAGTTGACTTCTCTTGGTACTTACCCAATAACTTTGGATCGGACCGGCAACGATCATACACTCGTACCGCTAGTGCCTTTGCGTTGTCGTCCTCGAAGAACCCACAGATTGGTTCTCCGTCTGATGTCTGGGCCTCAAAACATATCTGTAAGGCAGGGATCAAGATTAACCAAGGAGTGTTTCCACGGTGCGGAAACTCGTCCTCTGGTGCGGCATCTCTATCAAACGGTGCGGAGTTGATAACGAAAATTGGTTGACGCACCAGTTCTTGAGCCGCTTGAGCTGTTTCTTGGTTGATAGTTTTTCCCATGGTTCAATCTCCTTTTGATTGACCCAGACCACAGCAAACGAGAGTGCACCCTGGTCCACGGTTCGGTACCGTACCAAAAAGATGCACTCTCTCACATCCATTGTCTCACGTGGTTCGGGACCAGTCAAGGGTGACTTCATACCTTGAACCAGCTATGTGACATCAATACCAGTACCGTCGGTGCCGGTGCGGTGACCCTTTTAGTACGGAACCAAGTTCTCAGGTCCCATCTAGTTCCAGGCAGGTACAGAAGAACAAATGAACGAACCAGCTTCGCTGGTTCAAAATGCATTTTCTGGGGAGGTACCGTAACCACAAGAACGTATTGCAACCAATGGTACTATCCTGGATACCAATGGTGCATAATAGACCCAGTATTTACAAGAAAATAAAATGAAATCTTATGACCCAACCGAACAATATAGGATATAAAGTCCAGTCAGATCATAAGATTTGGGACAATAAAGTTAGTAATGATAATTTGGGTAACGGCGATTATTTTACATTGTAGTATTATGAGAAACTCTGAATTTTCTTCACGCTAAAATTAGCAACAATAATTTGGGTAACAGATTCTATCTGTAAACTAAAATACTATTGTAATCATTGACATAAATAATTCATATAAAAGATAAAAGAATCCTCCAATAAATGCTACTATAATTGCAATCACAGGAGTCCATGTCAATAAGTAGACCGGAATTGCAACTATTTCTTTCCAGCAATATTTCTCTATAACCCATCTATTGTGATATTTGTCTGGATATTTTTTATTCATTTTATGAAAGTTTTTTCTATTTGCATATGTTACCTTAAAATTCACAAACCATTTTACACTCCAACTCATTAACCAGAAATACAGAATAACTGCCATACCAATAGTTATGAATGTTTGTAAGTTTAGTAATATAGTTTTCATTTTATTTCTCCTTTTTGTAACCCATAATTTCGTTATAATAATCGAATATATAACATTCAATCATATGTGAAAATGTAGCAAGAGACATGGCAATATGTGTGCCAGAATATGAAAGAATTATTGTATGTAATCCATATACAAATCTTTGAGAGATTTTGAAATCATTTATTTCTATTGCATCTTCATCCCAATAATTTTCTAACAATTTATCTACAACCATTTCAAATGTTTCTCTTGGTATACATATAGTTCTATTTGGACCTTTATGAATACAAGTATTTCCATTGACATCATGATAGGCATAAATTTTCTCATGATTTGAAGTAGAACGAATGAGACTCATGTTAACTCTTCTTCCCACACCAAATTAGCATATACATTACTTATGGCATATTCCACTTGATCTTTATCTTGAACATTTACTGCTAAAATTTCACATACAATTTCCTCATCAATTATTAATCCATTGGACGTAACATCGAGATTACAGTATAAGACTTTATCACCAATTTTATACTTGGCATCTGGATGATCTTTATTATGCAATTTAATAAACTCAATTAACCATTCAGCTTTTAATCCTATTCTTTGAGGGTCATATCCTTCATACATTATTTTCTCCTCGTAAGCTTAGATAAATCCTTACTAACCTTATTCCAAGATATTTGGAATATAATACCTAATACCTCTTCTGGACTCAATTTTACAAACCACATTCCTCCACCCATTTCATAATCTTTTTGTTCTCTTTTTATTCCGTTTGCCAATCTTTTTATTGCTTGATTGTAGGTAATAGGTTTCATGATTTATCCTCCAATTCTTCTGGAGTATATACTTCTTCTGCATCTTTTAATGTATCAACTATATCGAAAGTTTGTTCCTCCATCTCCTGATTCATAATAAATACATAATGATATTCACTGAATTGATCAAGATAATGATATAAAAAATCCAACTGTCTTTTCGTAAATTGTACGCTATATAATTGTTCCATTATTTATCCTCCAATTTACGCAAGAGTTTAATGACTCCGTCTGCTTCTAATAGCATATTTATTCCATAACAATCTGCTGTGTCATAAGTAATATATTGATATAGGTCATACTTTTTCATAATATGATTATCACAGATATTACCTTCTTCAATATAGATAGTTTCTCCATCTTCTTCTGCACACACTTTACAGACATTTAACCAAACCTTTTTTACTTCTGTTTTTAATAGTCTGTAAACCATTACATTATTATCATCATTACTATATACACGACTGTCATAATTTCTTCGCCGTTCATTAAAGATTCTTTCCATCTCACTATCACTAAATTCTCCATATGTGGATACTTGAAACATTAGTTCTTCTGCATTATGCACTTCTATTATTTTAGCCTTTTGTAATGGACGCATAATAATAAAGTACATTATTTTCTCCTTTTTGGTTGACCACAATGTTTGCAATCAATCCAGCCAGATGATTCATCATATTCACAGTATTTTGTTGGAGATTTTTCACAATACCAACCAAAACTCTCACCACAAATATCACAATAAGCTCCACCAAAATCTTTTATTTCAACAATAAGGTGCTTACATTCCTTAATTAGTTTGTTCAATGTCCCCTGAACTTTATTAACATATTCACGTAAATCGCTGATCTTTTTAGCATAAGCTTTTTGTTCAGGATTCATGTTATACACCTCTCAGTATGTTAACATTTCTTAATGTATACTTCATTCTATCTTTAATATCAATTTTTCTTGATTTCATCACATTAGCAAATGCCATTTTGAGTTTATTTTTATCAGGAATATCATCATATCTTTTTCTGTCGTATCCATAATTTAAGTAGCTATAGCCAGTGTGAATTGTGAGTAAACTTCCTGGATGATAAATTATTTGAACAAACCAATCATCGTCACCCCATTGTTTAATATCAATTTCTTTAGAATGTTTGTAGTTAAAATGTCTCGCATCAGTATAAATATTAGAATCAAATAGAAACAAATATGGCTGAATTACACTATCCATTACAACATAACTTTGTGCCAAATCATTTTTCGCTTTCATAAGACAATTTTTTAGTTTTTTCAACATTTCTTTTCCCATTAGTTTTCCTCCTTTAATTCTTTAAGAATGCTTATTTCCTCAAGAATATTACCAAGTTTCCAAGGTGAATATTCTCGAACTTCTACGCACATATTGATATGATTATCTGTTCTAGATTGTAATTGATGAATATGCCCATGCAAGTTGTATGTTAATGGATGCTTTATTTTGTGCACAGGAACATGAGAAAAGATCAATGTAAATTCACCAAACTTTTTGAACAACATTTCATCTCTACCAAAGGTAGTAAATCCCATCAATTTGCGTAGTCTTCTTCGACTATCATGATTACCATTTACTAGGTATTTATTACCACGTAATAATGGGGCAATTTCCTTAATTTGTTCAGGCTTTCCTAGGGCAAAATCACCCAAATGTAAAATATTATCTTCAGGTTGTACTAGAATATTCCAGTTATAAATCATAAGATCATGGTGATTTAAAGGTCTATTGGCATATCTTTGTATATTTTTATGAAAGAAATGAGTATCCGCAATTATCCAAGTATCTTCGTTTAACCATTCCAATTTGTCCTCCTTATTCATTCCACGGAATATTTATGGTGAATTTTTTGGGCGGTTTCTTTTTAGTTCCAAAACAAGCCGCGTCCATAAATGCTCCCATGAAAAACCATTTTATTCCTGTGGCATTTTCCAGAATTTTCTCTATATGATATAATGGACGTGGAGAGTAATAAACATCTACAATTACTCTCCATATACCATCTATACCTTTTTCTGGTTTACATTTTATGGTTTTCATAATTAATTGTCCAAACTTTCTTTACCCATTCCCATATATTTTTGTGTAAATCTTCTGCACGAATTAGTAACCAAATTCCTCTAAGAATTAGTATCACAATAGCTAGGACAAGAAGTAGGGGCCAAAGAAAAGCCCCCAAAAATACACACACAATCATTGCTAAAAAGTCTTCCCAAAAATCATCAGCTATCATAGCAGCAAAGATTATACCTGCTATAAGAGTAGTGCAAAATCCTATCCAATATATTATAATCATAATTCACGCTCCAATGTTGTGACACTAAATTTACGAAGATTTCTTACAGGAACTCCTGTTACCATTTTATGTCCCTGTTCATTTATGCTATCAATATTTAAACATTTTGTTTGTTCATCATATGATAAAAGTTCTGTTTCAAATGTTTCTGGTGGCATATCTGCATCATCAAAAAGATAATAAAATTTAACTATTTTCATATTGCACACATACTTTCATCAACAATAGCTACATAATCGGTGGTATATAATTCTATATGAAGTGTTTCTATCTCAAAGTCAGGGTCAATTTCAGGTTTTATTTTATGGAATCTTTCCAACGCCTGACGTTCATTTTCTGCCACAACTAAATAATATGTTTCTTCTTCTATATGGGCCCGTACATAACCATTTATAAATCCGATTGCTCTAATTTTATATAACATTATTTTAACATCCTATCTGTCTTTATAACCTTAATAATTGGCTCAGGTTCATTGTTCATTATTGTTTCCCAAAAATCATATAAATTATCTTGTATTTCATTTATTTCATCTAAACTTAATTCAAGTTCAAATTCTACTTTTACTTTCACAAACTCTGATACGCCAAGTTGTTCAAAGATTGTAGTTGCTATGTTAGCCATAATATTTCTCCAGTAAGTAAGTTGTCTTATATCCAACATAAAGACCCATAATTAGCGTTAATTCTATTGCTATTGTTAGAATAAATATATCGAATTGTTGTGCGTTAAACATCTTCACCCTTTCTCCTATCCATTATTGGTAAATCTTTTATGAATTTATATATTGGAACAATGATTTTTATAATAAATTGTACAATTAGAAGATTGAATCCAAATAATAGGGCAAATGGAACTAAAAATCCCCAACAAAATACTAGAACGATTGATACACCAAATCCTATAAATAAAGGTATAACAATATCTTCCCAAACATCTACATACTGAGTATCTTCTACTTTTTTTACAGTCCAAACTGTAAAAAATCCCCAACAAAATATTCCAAGGATAGTTCCACATAGTAAATATCCTGTAGTAAATGACCATATAAGATTGCTTAAATAAATGTTCATAGTTTTCTCCTTTAAACCCAAATTACTTTGGGTTTTTCTTCTTCTTTTTCTTCCGGTTTTTCTTCTGAATTTTTAACGTCCTTTTTACCCTTAATTGAATTCATAAATACACCATTAATTGGAATTACTTTTGATAATGTTAATTCATGTTCCCAAAATATTTGATCATGAGTCTCTGTAAATTGACAAGTATATTCAAATCGTCTATAATCATCAGTAGGTTCATCTATATCAACTATTTGAATAATCTTTCCAATATATTGCCCAATAAGACAGCTTTCATTTACTTCTACCCAATCTCCTATACAAAATGCTGGTATTTTATTCAATGGGAACATCTTTTTCCTCTATTTCTTCTTCTAATTCAAAGAGTGATTTATCTAAAGAACTTCTGTGATATTTTCCAGAAATTTTACATTTTAGTGAACAATAATATCCACCATTTTCTCTTGCATTAACTTCCTTTTTAGTAGCCCTAAAGCTAGCACTACAACTATCACAACTATATAACATTTTACCATCGGATTTCTTTTCTGATTTCTTTCCTATTTTCTGTTTTATCTTTTTATTAGGTGCTCCTATATTTTTGATCACATCATCAATATCAAAATTACCATCAATTATCCAATCACTACTACTAGCATCAGTGCCAGGATTATTGGTAGTTGTTCCAGTATAACTGGTTGTAAATTTAGGACCATCATTTGGCATGAGATTGTTCCTCCCTTACTGTTTGTATAAATGTTTTTGATTCATCAATCATATTGTTTATTGATTGTAATGAAAGCATATTATTACTACTATCTAAATACAATTCAAACCCAAGTTTCAATATTGTATAGTGTGATTTAGCATTAAAACTTACTGATGGGTTTTTATGTCGGCGGTTTATTGCCGATAAAGTAGCAAGTGTTGCTGTCACACGATTTATTGTGATTGTTTTATTCATCGAAATGATACTCTAACAATGTTTCCAAATGATATTGAGCTTTTTTAGCATTATCTTCCAATAATCTATCCGCAAAATTGTTTACATCATTCACAAATTTCAACATTGAGTCAAATCTTTCAGGATTTTCTCTGAAGTTTTCAACTACATCTAATACCCATTTTAATGTATGTAAATTATTGTATGCAATTCTTACCTGATCTTTTCTGGGGTCGTCCATACAAATCTTTAATAATTTTGAAGACGAAGAAATAACTTTATTTATTACAGCATCAACTTCCTGAGAATTAGACCCAGAATGTTTTATCACTTTCTTCGGTGTCTTCTTTTTCACTGTCTTTTCCACCGTTTTCTTTGGTGGATTTATTATCAGACTTATTCCCAGTAGTTTGCTCGCTAGTCTTCGCAGGAAGGAGTTTGACATCTTTTTCCTCTCTTTCTTTAGTTGGTAAAGCAGCGTCTAAAAGTTTTGCCATACTCATATCATCAGTATTATCTACATAATATGAACTAGTATCTCCTAACCAATATTTTATATCATCATCATTGTTTATAATATAAAGTTCAGGGTCAACAACAAAAGAATCACCTAAATCAAGGTTTATTGGGTCAAGAACTTCTAAATCCCCCATAACTTTTAAAGATGGAAAAGTTTCCGCAGCTTGTATTAAAGCTTGTTCAGTAGTTTCTCCAATAACAAAACATATAAAAGGAATAAAATCATTGACTGTTATTGGATAAAGTTTGAATTTTGACATGTTTTTCTCCTAGTTTATTTCCGATAACCGAATAAATTTATGAGTTAGTTTACCTTTTTACCCCTTATTTTATTGGTATTTATCAATAAAATATAGACAAATTTACTCTAAACTATCTTCTTCGGGCACCGAAGATTATATCTAACAAATTTTGTGATACTAATTTGGGTAACGGAATTGTTCTGCAATCTAACTTCCTAATATTTTTTCTTCTAAATCGTCCAAAAGAGTTTCGACATCTTCTGGTAGCCAATAAGTGTTAGAATAAATGGGTCCCCCACATGCAGGAAGATTGTTTGCAAAATTAATTGAACCCATTAGTTCTCGCTCATTGTCAGTAATTGGTCTAAGAACATTATCACCAGTTTTTGTGGTAGTATCTTCTACAATTATTGGCTCAATTCCATCTAAAAGTTCCAAGTTTTTAGTCACATTAAAACTCCTTTGTTCTAAATAACCAGTCTAAAACTTTCATACGATTTATATAGGCTTTTTCTGCCATTTCAGGATGAGATTGTACAGCCCTAAATTTTCCATCTAAACTTTGAAAACCCTCTACTACTCCAAAATTAGAGTCAATCATTACTGGTAATAATCCATCACCTAAATCTTTGACTGCTTGGTGGTGTAAAGAATTTACAGTTATTTCATCACCATCTTTTAACCCTAAATAAGTGAATAAACATTCACTATCTACTAGCGTAATTTGGTGAATATGATTGTGTCCAATATCTGCTGATGGTAAATCTTCATATAATGTTCCACCCATCATTACGTTTAAGAATTGTGACCCACGACAAATTCCTAGAAAGATTGTATCTAAATTCTTATAGAAATCAAAAACTAATTTCTCTTGCCAATCTCTAGCTAAATTTACACTAAGTGATGGGTGATAAGAACCTCCATAAAGTACTGGATGAACGTCTGCCCCACCATCAAAGATTATCATATCAATATCTTTTGGTAATTTATCATCACCATAATTGGGGTCTAAATCAACAATACTTGCTTTTTCTCCAAATAAATGTAGGATAAGTCCGTCCCAACTTGCTGCCCCACTATATCCTGTGAATGGTATTCCTATTTTTATCATTTAACTTTCCTCCAAAAGTTTAGTAAACCATCTATTGTCATAGTATTGTAAGTTGCTGGACCCGATCTTAGGAATGTATTATCTCCAACTATTCCTTTACCAAAAACATCAGTCAACATATTTAGATAGTTTGCGATCCATTTTTCTGCACCTGCTTTATCAGAACTCCAGCATTTCTTAAATAAAGCATCATGTAAATAATATTCATCATCACCAAATGCCATTTCAGAAATAGATACAACATCTTTCCAAGATGTTAATGCTTTTTGTCTAGGATTATCCTTGAAAAACCTATCCCAATCTTCGTAATACTGTATGTTTATTTTTCTCAATAATAAATATATTGTATATAATCCACCCCAATGCAAAGCTTTCCATCTAGGTTTTTTTATTGGATTAATATGAACTAATCTTGTGTATCTGTATCCAGAATAATATCTACTAATTCTAAAATAATGTCCATACATTCTATTCAAATCTTTAAACAAAGCATCATAATTAAAATACTTCAAACGGCGGTTGAATTTCAAAGGATAAACTGCCATAGAATATGTGTCAACAGGTAGATTAAAAACATAACCAAATAAATCACCATAACATCTTGCTCTTTTATAATTATTTTCTCCAAAAAAGTAATGAGCGTACAAATCCTTACCTTGATCATTTTGAGCAAATTCTCTAATTCTATCTTTATGAAAGGTTTTTATATGTTCAATTTCATTTTTTGTTGTCATTTTTTGCCTGCCTTTCTTTTACAATTTGTTCAACTATATTAAACGCTGGAGTTTGTCCACATCTAAAGTTTCCAATTTTGAAAGAACCTAGATAATATCTTCCCTTACTATTTTCACAAACAGCAGAGAGAATTTTTTCTAGTTCTTCTTTAGTCATTCTGAAGTCAAATTTTCTACCAAATGCAGTAGTAAGAACTTCGATATAATTATTGATAGCAGATTCAAATAATTCTTCTGAGCCTATATTATTAGCATTTTTATCTTCAGGACGTAGAGCATAAAGTTCATCATTAATTCCATGCCCCGAACCTTGAGCATATCTACTCCACATATATACTAAATCTTTCCAATTATTAATTGGAAAATCATACTTTTCTTTTCTAGCTGGAGTATGATAAATCATAGATAATTTTTCCATTCCTTCTCCATCAATAGCTCTCAGTAAAATAAATATAAGATAATAACCCATATATCTTAACTCTGTGCGAGGTAAAGGTCGCCGTTCTCTTATATCAATAATTCTACAATCTTTATTTCCAGATTTATATCTCAAAATAGTAAAACGGTGTCCAAAGATTCTTTTCATATCTTTCATCATTTCTGTAAAATTTACAATTTTAGAATCATCATCCCATTTTAGAAGATACTGCATAGAAGTTCCTTTGGGAGTCTCCGCTAATCTTTGATTTAACCTTGCAAAACAAACATCATTCATTAGCTTTTCTTTATGTCCAAAATTAACTCCATAAACACTGTTACTAATAGCGTTGATTCTTTCTTTCTTATGTTTTTTGATAAAATCTATATCTTCTCTGGACATTAGAATAAACCCCTTTGCATTGTAATATTTAGAAATTTTAAATCATCCATCTTTACAAAACCATTTTCCAACGCCCATCCCATAGATTTCTTATATAATTTACCTGCATTTTCTTGATCAAGTGTCATCAAAGTTTTATACATATCAGGAATTAAGTTTGCTTTATCCTCTGCAAATTTTTCTCCAGCACTTTCAGCAATAGTTGCTGCTAAATCCATTGTGTAAAGTAGTGCTCTTGTCATTGGATAATTCCTAATGAAATGATTTGACATTACTCTATATTCAATTCCAAATATCTGTTCTTTAGGATTATAAATTTGCAAACGAATTCTTCCAGGTTTTCCATAATATTCTAATCGAGCTTTTTCGTACTTAATTATCTCTGGTTTTCTCCTAAAAGTTGTATTCAACATTCCTACAAAGAAGTCGAAACAAATTGCAGTTGAATCCCATTTTTCAAAATAAATTGATGGAGAAGAAATTGGGGCTTGAATATGAATATGTGCGCCACCATATCTAAATTCATGAGAAGAAACATCCAATTCTTCCGTATGATCTTTTCCTTCTAAACCTAACTCAAAATATTGCATAGGAAATTCGTCAGGATCACACCCAAATATGACGCACATTTGAAATTCTTCGCCACGACCTTCCCAGTATTTATTTACATCAAAATGTCCCAATGGTTTTGTCCAAACTTTTAATCCATGTGGACTAATAAAATGTTGCAAAGCATTAATTCCACGATTTACTGTACTAAAGAAACCTCGCACAGTATCTTGGGGATCAATTTGCATTTCAATTGCAGCCCCATCTTCTGACCATTGAAAACCATTACCAAAAAGTAAAACTTTCTTTCCTTCACTATTAACCATATTCATACCAAAATCTTCTACTAAAGCGGCTGGTGGAATTATTTCTGGAATATTCCCGTATTTTGTCGGAACTAAATCCTGGTAAACAAATGCTTCAGGATCAGTTCCAAAAGTATGTAAAAGAGTTTTACCCATGTTTAATCTCCTCGTCTAGGAAAATTTTTGGCTCTACTTCTTGTGCAGTAAAACCATCACGTTCTATATCCTTAATATAAGTATCTTTTACTTTAATATGTAATAATTGTGGATTTAATTCCTCTTTTGTTCCTTCTTTAAATGCATAAATAATTCTAAAATCTTCTACGCTACCTTTATTTCCACTATATCCACATTGTAATTCTAGTTCTTCACTTCCATCTAAAACTTTTTTACAATCACTACACCGTAATCCTACAGTTTTAATTCTGACATCATGTGCTATAAGACTTGCAAAAGAAATAAGAATTTTATGTTTATCCTTAATTTTGATATTTGGTCTTCCGAATATATTTTCAATACTAATATTGATATTAATATTTCCACCACAATTTGCGTGTCTAAGATTTAGCACTGATTTCTTCTCCTCTCTTTAGAATATCTTTAGCCCCATCCTCATCTAAACCAAGAAATTGAACGGCTATACCATATTTTTCTTCTACAATTTCTGCTAATTCTTTACACAATTTTCTTTGAACATCATCTTCAACAAGAATTTCTAAAAATCCATATGAAATAATTGCTATTAACATTTCACTCTCTGCAATTGAAATACCACCCTCAGTAATATTGGTATCAATATTTACCATATATTCTGCTCCCCAAATTTCAGATGTTAGCATAGCTTGTCCGGATAATATTTTGGAAAGTTTAATTGGTTTATGTTCATTAAGAGTATTATCATTAGATGGCTCTTCTTTTGCTAGTGTAATTTGTTTTTGTACAAGATTCTTAGCATTTTTGAGCATTTCACTAATGGAAGATGTCTCTGTTGAATTCTTTTCTAAATTTGTTTCCGGGTCCTTCTCCCAATTTTCCTCCAGATTTTTTACTACAAGTTCCTCAGCTTCTTTTTCTTCCTTTCTTATCTTCTTATCTTCTAATTCTTTCAAAATTAAATCCAATCTTCTTGTATTCATTAATTCAATATCAGTAGTTTTCCAACGAGTAGGAATTACTGGGATACATTTTGCTCTATCAAAATCGTTATACAAAGTTCTTAATTGACTGGTAGTAATTGATCTTGTATCACCTATTATTTTTCTCAAAAACATAACAAGAGTAGCAAATCCCCAAAAAGATACTGGTTTTACTTCTCCATTTTGTTTTGGAACAAATTTATCACAATAATCTGCGAGAACTATTGTTCCCAAAACTCTCTCGGAATACATAGTAGGTGTCCTAAAAAGTTGATCACCTATTTTCCAGAATAAATCTGGACCACCTAATTCTATTCCATTAGTATCAAACCAATCACAATAAGTAGAAAAATTAAGTGGTTTCCATTCATCAGTTTCTATTCCAAGATATGTCCAAGGGTCTTTATAATCTCCTCTTCCCCCAAATAATTGATAATTTTTATCCAATAAAATAAACTTAAAACTATCTCCATATTTTTCGTGTGCTCTTACTAAAGATGATGCAATACATTTTTTCATATTATCTGTAGGAAAACTTGTTCCAGTATATACCTTTGTATCATTAATCTGAATCTTACAAAGTTTAGCCTCAAATTCTACTAAAACTTTTGGATGATTATTTCCTGATAAAAAGGTAAGTTCTCCCCATTTAACTATGTCTGACATATCTGCTCCAATTCTAGCAGATACTTCCCAACTTATTTTATTCCATTGAATTTCTAGCTTTTTAATGTCTGTCATTTTCTAATCCTTTCCAGTCTAGGAATTTACGTCCTCGACTTGTAATTGTTATGTGACCTTTTTCTATTAGAAAAGGTTCTATTTCATTCTTAATTGTATCTTCATCTACTTTTATTGACCTAGAAATCATCTTCAAACTTGCACTAATAACAGTTGAAATAAATTTTAGATAATCATTATCTATATCAGTATATCCTTGTGAATAAATTCCAATATCTTTGAACGCATTTTCTACACCAGAAATTGTAAAAGCATGTAATCCATTATCTAGCATAAATTTAATTCTACGAGTATAAACTTTTACTTTTCTCGGACTTCCTCTTGATCTTTTTGCAACTAAAATTGCCGTTGCTAAAGTCATGGCAAGTCCCAACTCTCTGGCATAATTTACTGCAATTTGTGCCAACTCTTCATCCGTATAATCTCGTAGATTAAATGTAATACATCTGCTAGAAAATGGATCAGGTAAATCTCCAAAATCTGTTGTACAATATACCATTACATATTTTCCAGAGTCCATAAATTCATAAAGTTGTTCAAAGTTTTTCATCATATGAATTTCGTCAATAATATGACAACGAATTGCTTCATAACCTTTCATACTGAAATTATTATCCGCTATTTGATAGCTATATCTTCCACAGACAAATTTACAGAATTCTTCTGCTAACATTGTTTTACCAGAACCTGCGGGTCCACGCATAATAATATTTACTGATTCTTTTCTCCTACGTTTTACACTATTAGCAATAGCTTGTAATTCTCTTACTATTTTCTTTTGACCAATATATCCTTTAAACATTATATATACTCCCTTAACTCATTGGCATATATTCGCATAGTATTTGGGTTCAATCCTGGGGCAGTATTTATTTCCCAGATTATGTATTCTTTCTTTTCTTTATTCCATGCCATATCAATACCACCAAAAAATAACCCTAATTTACTAGAAATATTCACTGCTAATTCTTGTGCTTTTTGATATTTATTATTCAGTGTCTCATCCAATCTTAATGAGTAATGAAATCCATGTCTAGAAGTTCTAATCATTTCCCCACGTTCTATATGTCCAGGTTTTACTTTCTTAAAAATTCGCACAATTTTACTATTGATAACATGGACTCGTAATTCAGAAGATGTAGGCACAAAATCTACTACATATCTTTGGGCTAAAATATTACGACGAATTCTCATTAAATCTTGTTCACTTTTTATGATGATAATATCTCGCCCTGCCATATGATATAAATTCCTTAGTAAGAAGGGATATTCTGGTAAATTATTCCAATCAAATCGGCTATAATATGGAACATTAAATTCATTATCTTTCGCCCATCTTCCAAACCAATAAGAATTTGCACAAAGTCGGATAATTTCTGGAGAATTTATATTTGTATCCTTATAGAATTCTCCGTGAGAACATCCATATCTTATTATAGGATAACTTCTTTTTCTCTTTATTTGGTCAATATTTCTATTAAACGGAATTCTCAATAATCTCGCCAATTCTCTTGCAGTACGAAAAGATTTAGGATGATATAAAAAGTGTCCCATAATTTTCTCCTAGTGATTTACTGCTACGGGTAATTTAACTTTCTTTGCCTTGCTTTTTATAAGTTTCTTTGACATCAATAAATACGGGAAAGAAATATCACTGTATTTATATCCTGCAAGTACATGAATTTTATTGTCTTTCAAAAATTCTCTCCAAACTTTACGACGTCCCTCATAATCAAATTCAGAAAGTCTTACCATAATTTCCCGCAAATATTCTAATTGAACTTCAGTACAAACATGTAAACTATTTCCGAAAGCATATTCTGCTAAAATCATTAATTCTGCCAAACCTGTTCCAGTATCTGTAGCAAGATCATAAAAATCTGAAAATCTTTTTGCATCATCATTTCGTTCACTAGAATCTAAATAACCTTTATTAGGTGAAGCAATAGATTGAGAAACATTCCCAACTCTTGGGACGGGTTTTCGTACTACTACAGGTGGAGATGTTTGTTCAATATCTTCAACGGCATCACCTATATTATAAGAATTTAAGTTATATTCATATATTTTCTCTTCTTCCAATATACTAATACCAATATGTACATTTAGATTATGAAATTCCTTTGCAATACTCTTTACCATCTTTGACCAGAACATTAATTCATAAAGATTAGTATTTAAAACTAATCCAATTCTTTCACCATCTTGTTTCCCTGAACAAAGTCTAGCCATATGTAGTGGTCTATCTTTTCCACGAACTACGAATACTTTTTTGGGTTGTTTTATATCATAAATTAATAGAGCAAAGGGACCGTGAAAGTATTCCATAGTTTTTATTATGTGTTCTTTTTCTAATTTATGTTTACCACAAACATGAGACAATAATACACAGAATTTTTCACTATCAATCATTGGCTCATCTTTTGAATTAGCAGTTTCGAGTAATTTCTGCAATTTTTTATTATCTTCTAATTCAGCACTTTCAACCAATGTTCCATTATGTGCTAGAATAATATGCCCATGATGAAATGGGTGAGCATCCTCTTCAAAGATTGTAGTGATATTATTACTGGCTGCTCTTACATGATAAATTCCATTAGGATTTCGTACAGATTTTTGATATGATTCCCAATTTTCACCCCACCATTTTGCAGCACTTAATCCTGTCTTTATAATTTCGGGGGCTTTTGAAAATGTCATATATCCAAATCCATCCGTATTTGATTGGGGACTAAATTTTACTATTGCTTGTTGGTTTAATTCCATCAAATTTCTGATGGTAGCTTTACCCAACTTTAACTTAGGATCAATATCTAAGAGTGTTAGTTGACACATATCTTTCTCCTTTATTGAAAACGACAATCTGATAGTGGATTTCCGTCAAATAAATCATCTATGATAAGTTGTAAATTAAACCATTGAAGTTCATGTAGTATTCTTACTTCTTCTTCTTCAATATCACGATTATATACCACAATCTTGACGGAATCCGGTGTTTCTCTTATTAAAGAAATATCGAATAATTCAGCATCCCATCTACAAATATAACCTAGTTGCATTCTATGTGTTGCTATTTCGTTAAGATTAGAAGTATTATTTTCACTTATTCTAATCTCTGGTCTCATTCTTGGTCCTTCTGCCACTAATCTTGGCGGTCCGCCAAGGAAACCTCCCAAACCCTCACCTAACCTAATATCAAGATTATTTGCATCATTTTCTTGAATTTGATGTATGTCTACAAATTCTGCATCTAAAATTTCTACATCACCCAATGATTTAGGTGCTCTTTTTGAGTCATTATATCTTGTTGGTTCTTTTAAATGAGTAAATCTCCAAAGATTATCAAACATTGGTGTAGGAGATTTTTCCCAAATATCTGCCAAAACATCTACTGTATCTTCATCCAATTTTGGATAATAAGAAAGTGCCTCTATAAGTTCTTTAACAGAAATTTCTCTATTTTCATATAATGGTCTATAAAGTTTTTCATATGATTCATCATCCTTACAAGTAAAGGATTTATCTACAATCGCCTTGCAAAAATTTGTCCATGCAATAATATACTCAGGATTTAGTGTCTTATTTGCAGTTCTAAATTCAAAAGAACCTTGTGTAAGAATTGGAAAGAAGTTTACACACATATAACGCTGAGTTACATATCGTACATTATGTTGAGCATAATAAAGTGAGTCACCAAAATAATTGAAAAAATCTTCTTTACTTTCTGCATTTAACATTTTCTCTGGGTCGCAAATTGGAATATTTGATATTTTACCATTTCCCCATTTTTGAGCAATAACTGGGGGACCATTTCCTAAAAATGGTCTGCAAAAACAATAGTTATTTGATACACCTCTATTTATTCTTCCCATACCACCAAGTCTAAAAAGGATTGCCTCCAAGATTAGTGTAATTTTGAGAAGATTTTGTACAGCAAATAATGGTATAGATTGACTCACATTTACATGAACATGAAATGAGTCACGTTCTGAATTTTCATCTTCACCACATTGTTGTAAAACTTCAACTAAATCATAAATTTCTTTTATCCAATCTTTATGTCCAGAATGTCTGATTGGACTTACAACTTCTCCACCAATAACTGCTTTCCTAACAATAGGTGCTAAAGTTTCTAAATCATCTTTTCCAGTAAATTCGATAGGTAAATCAGTATCAGCAAAGAATTCACGCATACTCTCACATGATGCGTCATGGACAAGTCTATAATTCCTTAAATTTTTATTTATTAAATTTTGTTGAAGTTTTTTTGAGCGGCGGTCTAAATTACTAAATTCTATTTCTATACCAACTGACTCTATAATTTCATGATTCATCATTCTTTCTGGCATAAAGTTTACTCCTTTTTTAGATACTAAATCTTGTACAAACATTATCATGTACCAATTATATAATTTACTTAATAAAAAGAGCCCTGCGAGTCAAGCTTCCGCAGGGACCAACTATCTAATTCTACCATACAATATATTAGGAGTCAAGGTCTTAATTGTTGAAAAACTACCGAGATTGTATATACTAAATTCATTGAACCAGTTCTATATTCTTCGAACCCAAGATTCTATTATGGGGTGGGGTTTTGGTTCGGGGCTAAAAGGGTGACCGCACCAGAACCATAGGTCCCTGGTTCCGTACTAAATAAGTCTCCGCACCCATACCACGGGTCGGGTACCTTATTCTTATCGTAACATTTTATTGCACGATAACAAAAAAAATGTTACAGTAGAGGTACCACCACCACTGGGTCTATGTATACTGTTATTATGTAAAGTTGACTTTTCAAAAAAAGGTACCTAACGCAAAACGGGGTACCGATATTATTGGGACAATGTTGATAAAATATGTCCGAATATAAAATAAAAAACAAATTACTTCCGAAAATTGAACTAACATTACCCCACAACCTTTGTTCAGTATGTTTGACACAAAAACGATTGGGGTAACGGGTTCAATCTGTAAACTAAAATCCTAGATAGATGTAGAACTTTTGGTAATCTCTTCTACTACCTTGAAATGTTTGTTCGTTAAGCCAAAGAAGCTACGATAATCAGGGCAGTGTAGAGTAACTTTAAATTCTATTGGTCTACCTTCATGTATATCATACTCCGAAATAACCTGATTAGAAATCAGTTCTTTTCCACACTTGCTACAGTACTTAGGTAATTTAGTCATTGTTTTATCCTTTCAATCTAAACTATAGGTGTACTTTAATACTACTTGAATGCTCTGAATATAGCATCAGCAATAATGAGCCAACCTATAGAAGCAAATAGAGAGATGGTGATAAATATTACCTTTCCTATCTTCTTCATTTTACTCTCCTAGCCCATGTAAATATTCCACGAACAACTACAATGATCACCACAGTTAGAAGCCCATCCAAAAAAGTTAGATTAATCCTCCTCATATTATCCTCCTGTATTTAGTATCTGAAACAGCCTGCTTCCATCTCTATATATTGTAATTCCTTTACATCCTGATTCCCATGCCAATTCATATGCTTCCATTACATCCTTTACTGTTGCATCATTAGGCATATTGATAGTCTTACTCACTGCATTACACGTCCATTTCTGCCATGCAGCCTGCATCTTTATATGATCCTTCCAATGTATATCATGAGCAGTCTTTACGGTATGTGAAACTGCGGATTGTTCAAGAGTATCCGTAGCAGTGTTTCCAATGCCCTCAGTGATATTACGGCTATAATCATGGGCAAAAAAAGGCTCAATACCGCTATTGACATCGCTAACAAGAGATATACTACCAGTAGGAGCAATGCTTGTGACGGCAACATTTCTAACTGGCTTCCTTTCTAATCCTAGATCGTCTATTAGTTTCCAATTTATATTGTCCCATTGAAACGCTGGAAATTCTCCACGTTCCTCTGCTAATTGCATGGATGTTTCCCATGCTGTAGTCTGAATTGTCTTAGCTATCATATCTGCCAGAATGAATGCATCTTCATGATCGTATGGTATACCTACTTCTTCTAAAGCATCTGCCCACCCCATAACTCCTAACCCTATTCTACGAGTCATACGGACAGCTTCGTTGATTTCATCTACTGGTGTATCATTTAGTTCATGTACATTATCTAGAAATCTTACAGCATACGCTACTACATCTTTTAAGTAGGCAAAGTCTACATACTTTCCATCTACAAATCTTTCTAAATTGATAGAGCCTAGACAACAAGCCTCATAGGGTAACAGCGGAACTTCACCACATGGATTAGTTGCCTCTATCTCACCCAAGTAGGGCACCATGTTATCAGCATTAGCTCTGTCTAAAAAGAAAACACCAGGGTCACCATTCAGCCATGCGTTCTCTGCTATTTCCTTAAGAATATTCATTGCTCTTTCACTGAGCAAATCAATGTCATACATAAATTCATCTGTAATACCGACTGACATATTGAAGTGTGTCAACTGGTCATCGGCTAATGTCTTTCTCATTACGTCAAAGTATTTCTTACCATCCCTATCCAGATTATTTACATCCAAGTTTCTCATATACTCTTCAAACAATCTTTGATTACGGGTGTTCAATTCATTCTTAAAGTTTATAAACCCAAGAATATCAGGATGGTCTACGTTCATTATACCCATCTGAGCACCACGTCTTGACGCTTGGGAGATTACCTCTCCAGTCTGGTCAAACAGACTCATGAAATCCAGAGGACCACTTGCCGTACCTCCAGTAGTAGAAACTGGTTCACCCCTACCTCTCAAATGAGAAAAGTTATATCCGATACCACCACCCCATGCAAAAATTTCCGCAGCTTTTCCTAGTGTATCATAGATACTCTGTTTACTATCCTCAATCGGAAGAACAAAACAGTTCATCAGATTTTTGATACCTGTACCAGCATTAGCTAATATTCTACCTCCTGGTACAAAGGTACGTTCTAACATAATCTTAGTAAAGTCAGCTAGATATTGTAGGCGATTACTCTCATTCAACTCAGCCTTAGATACATAATCGGCTACCCTTACACAAGTCTCACCCCACTCTTCTAGCCTTCCGTTAGCCCTTTCTTGGGCATACTTCATCTTGAAAATCTTGTCTGCATTAGTACTAAGTTCCATTATCGCTTGTCTCCACTACCACCGAGAACTTCTCTATCCCTTCTATCTGATAATTTATTTAGGTTATCTTGAGCGATGTCATTTAGACTCAGTCCTAATTCATCTGCTAATCTAGCAAGATACCAAAGAACATCTCCGATTTCTCCTGAGATAGCCTCGACAAACTCAAAGGTAAGCTGAAAATTATTGTCACGAATTAGTTTCTTTACTTTACCCGCTACCTCACCGGCTTCATTGGTAAGACCAAGAGCAGTATATACAAGCCCATGTTCTTTAGGATAGATAGCGGTTTCTCCTGTTTTTGTCTGATATTCTTCAAAGCTAGGCATTTTATTTCCTTGTTAGTATAGTTAGATATTCATACAACTCGATTAAATTTCCTATAATGATTGCCTCAAATGCTTTATAACTATTATATGGCTGTGCCATTTGAAATACTTTTGTAACTTTTGGAAGAACTTCCAAGTACTTTGGTCTATCTTCCACAAAGTAATTACAGCCAACATCCTCTACTACTTTTACTTTACCACCATTTCCATCAGCCATAATTAAATTATCTGCAAATGGAAATTCATTATCCTTCAACCACTTGGCTGTATCATAATGAAATCGTTCTGGTCTACTAGTAATATAGTAAATCTCAGCGTTGAAATCTTTTACTATATCATTTACAATACTAACATCTGATTTCTTTGCCTTGGCTGATACATAGGGTAACGTTTCGTTTACCAATGCTTTGACAATAGCAGTACCTTCGTTTCTGTGTACCCAACCATTAGGATACTTCCAGAACTCAATGAAAGAGATAGTATTTGTACTGCGGTTGTTATACCACTTCCAAACCTCTTCGTGCCAAGGGTATAGCACTCCGTCTAAATCAAATCCTACTATCATTTTGGTTTTCCTCTCTTCGGAATTTCTCCGAACCTTAGTTGTCCATCTATTCCAAGTCCATGAGTAAACCATGCCACAGGAAACCACGAACCTGAACCTTCACCACTAGGCGTACGAAAATCTACACGCCTGTTGAACATGATAATACCTACTCCATGTTCCTTATATAGTGCCTGTCTCTTCAACCCCTCTAACGCACGTGGGGGTAGAAGAAAAGCAAATGGTTTACCCAACTCATATGCACGTAGAAGAAAGTCATCCTTGATAGAATATGGTGGGTTTGTTACAATGACATCCCAATGCTCTTTAGGCTTCCATGTAAGGAAATCCTCACCAGTATTGATATCAGAACCAATAGTATTGAATCCCAGTTCTCTCAATCTCTTTGTTAGCCAACCCATCCCCTCTGCACACTCCCAAATTGTCCAACTCTTATTCAAATAAGGAAGCAATGGTAACAGTGCTATCGGTGGTGTCTGAAAATCATTAGGACTTCCACGCTTGGCTGGTAACGCCTTCTTTTTTATATGATCCATATTTGGTACTTGAAAATGTGTTATGTGTCCTTCTTTATCAGGCATTATGGCGATGCTGGCGGTGTATAATCAAATGCCAGTCTCCTACCACTGTTTATAGTAAATACAAATCTTTGACAGTTTGGACATGTAGTTCTTTCTCTGTAATCAGGATCACCGTTGTCCAGTTTATAATCATTTTTTATTTGTTCAATTTTACCACTCAATGCCGTGTCACAAAATGGACATGCCACACGGACTGAATTTGTTGATTGCATCACTTATTCTCCTTTCCTTTGAGCAGGGCATCAATAATTGGGCGTAACTCATTTATTCTCTTATAGTCTCCTCGATGGTCCGAGTCCCAAACTAGCATTTCTCTAGTTTCTCGTAGGTAACCTAGTAGCCTCTCATTTTCTGCTTTGAGTGCTTTGATACGTCTTTCATATGTTGCATCATATATTTCCATCGCTAACCCCAATCTAAATAAAATGCCCATTACAAGCGTACTGGTCATAATCTATTCTGTCTTTATAATCTTTTGGTTTTGGTGTCCACATACGTACTCTTTCTTCATCTGTACGTCCACATAGAACACACTCAGAGATATAGATTTTATACCAGCACCCCTTACCTTTTGGATGTTTCTCCTTTTCATTCATCAGCATCTCCTGTCCACATACTCGCCAACCACATGCACGTTGATTGCAACAATCGAGATTCGTATTCATCAAACGTAATCAACTCTTCGTTCCATGAGTATTGAAAGTTCTTTCTGTCCCACCCATCAGGATCAAGAACTTGTGGGTACGGATGCTTCTCTTGCCACTCTGCACTTGTTTTCATCACTTCCCCCTCCAGTGTGTCTTCTAAATCCTGTTCGATCCACAGGTGTCCAAACAATGCGCCTAGCAACATCGTTGTAATCATAAGAACAATCACTATATACTCACCCACCATCTTGCTCCTCTGTTGTGAGTAGGGCGGTATCGAAACCGCAGTTACACTCTCCGTCTATTTGTAGGAATTTCCTACAGTGCCCTCGATGTTGTGCGTACGAAGCCAACCGCTTGTATCTAAAATATTCTTCCGTAACACACTCTTCTTTCAGGTCTTCTGTTATTCTTATAATTCGTTCTTTGTATCTCTTCTTACTGGGTCGAGTTATACGCATCACTCATTCTCCAGTATGTCGGCATAGGCGCATAGGGCATTGTAAGAATGGGCATAGTCTCCAATGCCATTTATATACATGAATGTCTTTATTACTTCTGCCGATTGAGCATTGAGTAACTCGGCGGCGTTGAGCATGGCGTCGGCTTTGGTTGGTTTCAAAACAACACCGCACTCCTCGCAATGCACCTTCCCAGTTATATGTATTGCCCACTCATGCACATGCTTAGTCATCTAGCCACTCCTTTGTTTTCTTCTGACGTATTTATCGGCAATCATCATTGCAAAGTTCGCAACATCGGCGGCCTCGATTACTGGGTCGTCATCGAGATCATATCCATTTAGTGCGGTGTCTAACTCGTCTACCTCTTCTCGAAGTCTCTCCAATAAATACTCAAACGAGCATGTTAGCCACCCCCCTTTGTGGTCATTTTCTTTTAGCCTTGTTTCCATTCGTTCCGCGTGTTCTATAACTGCTGGTCTCATCACTCATCCTCCTGTTCTGTGAGGAGGGCGTCGCCCAGTGCGTGTAGTGCAGTTGTGAATGGGTTAGGAAAATCTCCCCGTATTCCCCAGTTGTTCCACTCTACCAAAACGTCATTCGCCAACCTCTTGAGTGCGGCGTTCTCTGCTTCGAGTTTATCGAATGTATCCCATTCTAGTCCTTCTAGCTCGCCTAGTCTTTGAAATACCTTCTCTTCTCTTTTACATTTATCGCAAGAACACTGAGGTCCAAGATTTGCTTCGTGCATTATTCACTCTCCTCTGTTGTGAGTAGGACATTCCTCAAGTCTTCTAATGCTTTCGTAAATGTCAACCCAAGACCGCTTCTTCGCTTTCCATCTGACGTATACGCTATTGTGTTAGCGAAATCCCCAAATGCCTCATTCTCCCGCTTGAGTTGGACGATACTCTCTTTCAATATTTCAATTTGTTCTTCTGCTAACTTCAATCCAAATTCTGCACCCATTTTACATTCCTTTCAAGATGTGAGCTATCACATCTACAGTCCAACCATTACCTATCATCTTGTATCGTTGAGTATTAGACACACCCTCAGTATAGTTATCGGGTACTGTCTGCAATCTTTCACACTCAATCGGGTGAAACTTACGAATACAATCTTCATCCTTCAAAACATTATAGGGTACTCCCTTGAAGAAGTTAGCAACAACGGCTGACGACTTCTCATTCCTTACATCACTATAATGTTTGAAATCCCAATGGTTTCTTCCATCCCTTACCTTCCTATCCATGTAAGCCAAAGCTTTCTCTGACAACAACAAGCTAGGAATATGCCCTCCTCCGGCTGGAGTTCTAATGGTTGGACTTTTCTTTGTAAATGTACGATGTTCTTTCTCATTGAAACCACCATACAAATTGTGCAAAGCTACCGGATAAGCGTCGTTTAGGATAATGTCTTTCAACATTATTCCACGATCAGTAGGTTGATACGTTGGTATGTTTGTCCAGTATAATCTCTTTCTATTCTGTGCTGATACCAACGCAGAATTTATCATGATAGGAGCTACGTGTAGAAAATCTGTAATAATATCTACATATTCTTTCTTCATGGGAACATTCTCAAGTAGAAAATACTTGGGTTCACATTCACGTAACAGACGTACAAACTCAAAGAATAATGAACTTCTAGGATCATCAAAGTTTAGTTGCTTTCCAGCAAAACTAAATCCTTGACATGGACTACCACCAATAAGTAAGTCTATCTTTGGTAAGTCCTCCCCATCTACATTTAATACATTGCCTAAATGTATAGTATCTGGATAGTTCTTACGTGCAATTTGAATAGCCCACCTATCTATCTCTGATGCTAGATAGTATTTATAGACTATACCTGCTCTTTCAAGAGCAAGTTGTCCACAACTCATACCATCAAACAGACTTAGTACATTCATATTAGTGTCCTAGATGTGAAGCCACGATGTTTCTTGTGATCTTCTTTATCTCCCACTTGTCCAGTTGTCTCAACAATCTTCTAAGTTTATTCCTTGCCGTACGTAAGTGGTCGTAATTACACTGCCACTCTCCAGCAGTCTGCATCACTACTAATCTTGAGTCAGTTAGTATAATTATGTTCATCATTTTATTAATGATAGCATACTTTACTGCCTCTATCATGATAAGATACTCTGCTAAATTTGACGTACCATATCCAAATACTATTTGTTTATGAACTAATTCATTACCTTCATCATCGAATATCTTGAATGAGCCATACGTAATATCCTTACGTTTCCCACCATCCGTTATAAATGTGTACATTATAATTCATCTTCAATTAGCTCAACAACGTCTTCTGCTACTTTTAGAAAATCTTCTTGTACTGAGGGGTCTAACATTTCCCACAATACCCACTCATTATAACCTTGGTTAGCCATATCATAATCATAGATAACCTCAGCAACTGCTTCTGTTAAATGCTCAAGCATACTACCCTCCGAGCACGGACTCCAGCTTATCGTTTAGGAATGAAGCCAGAGCTTCCATATTATTTCTTACATCTGGATGTTCATTATAATCAAAAGTCATATCAATAGCGTCTGCTGATCCTTTGATATAAAAGCGAACACGAATCTTATCAGCAAATAACCAAGCCTTCTCAACCATATACTTCTCTACTTTAGCCATTTCTTTTCTCCCATTCTTTTTTGAGTCCATAATAAGGGTTCTCTCCACGTTTCAATCTATCCATAGACATCTGCGCCAAATTTAGGTACTCTTCGAACAATTCTATACCAATGAATTTTCTTCCTAACTTTTCTGCCTCAATCCACGTAGTTCCTGCGCCCATCATTGGATCGAGAACTGTCTCCCCCTCTTCACTATATGCACCTATTGCCCACTCAGCCAAATGTGGTTGCATAGGGGCTGGATGTGGACGACCACTAGTATCCTGCGGTAGAAACAAATAGTTATTGGGTACTTTCCCAAGTGGATTTGGCTCTACCTTCACCCGCTTATTGAACTCACCTTCCTTATCACCCTGTAAATTACTCACCTTATACTTCATACGTTCAAGTGTAGCTTCTGCATAAGACTCACGGACATTATCTCTATGAAATACTACCTCTTCTGGATTCTTAGCTATCACATAGTTATGTTCCCACATATGGGGAGGTCTATTCTTGAAAAACTTTGGTGGCCCTGATGTTTTCAGCCACGGGATTTCATCTATAATATCCAACCCAATCATGTCCAGATCATTTACTAATTGATATACTTCTCTCATTTTACGATGATTAGCATAACCTGAGCCAGTATTCCACCAAATAACCCCACTAGGTTTGATTACGTCACGAAGTTCTGAAAGAACATCCATACACCAAATCAACCACTCAGCGGGGTCTCTAAATAATGCTTCACCACCATAATGTCGTGCATTGTAATAGGGTGGTGATGTAACAACTAAATCTATGCTATTCCTATCCAATGTTGGTAACACATCAAAAAGATTTCCTTGATATATCATGGAATCTGCCATATGTTTACTGCCTTATCCCTGATCGTCTCCAAAAATTCATGTTTTGTTCCTTCCTTGAAGAAGTCTGTAGTATCAAACCCGTCTGCAAAATCCCAATAGTTATATATTCTAGTTCTATCTATCCCCAAATTTTTCGCCACTCTCTCTGCTCCTCTATTACCTGCTTCGTCATTATCATACGTTACAAATACTTCCTTTATATTTATGAAGTGATGAAGCCACTCATTATTCCACGTTCCCGCTCCACCTGTCTGACTCACTGCTGGAATATTATTCTGTCTTAACATTATAGCATCAACTGGCCCTTCTGTCAAGACCACCCAATCAGTAAATCTCAAGGTTGAAAAGTTGAATGGTAATGCTCCCATATCTACATACCATGCTTTTCTTCCTTTTGGTTTATGTCGTAGACATTGAAAATTTCTAAAATGTCCGTCAACATAGATAGGTATCGTGTACCACTTGCCAGTGTATCCCAATCGGAAGCGTTCAACTGTTTCTTGCGTGTAACCCCGTACATCATACCAATACTCACGATACCCTTCACCACGTAGGTAGAAAACCTCCACCAAATCTGTATCTGGTGTAGCAACATTTTTCTTACGTGTGGTATAGACGACAGAAAAGAAATCGTCTTCCGAAGCAACAGCATTTTTCGCCTCTTGTACACTAAAACCCATTACTTTAACAAGCCAATCGTAAGTATTACCAAAGATACCTCGACTATTCCAGAAAAACAACTGTCGTTGCTTGTCCACAACAAGGCTGTTATGGTCAACTGATCGCAGAAAGCGACCACGACCTTGCAACTCATGGGTTTTGTTGATAATATTTTCTATGCTCATGTTACCTGCATTATAACACAAAATAACACATTTGTCAAGTAAAAAAGCGAAGTCATTTAGCTTCGCTTTAGGTGCTTGCAGAGGGGCTCGAACCCCCGACCTTCGGTTTAAAAGACCGTTGCTCTTCCGGCTGAGCTATGCAAGCTAAAAAACTAATTGAGTACCTATCTCTAGGTCCATTGTATACCAAGCGCTGTAGAACCATGGTGCCTTCTTCCCCGTAAAGTCTATTCTACGTGATGGGAAGATAACTTCCACACCACTCAACTGTGCTCTACATTCTTTTGCACCTAACTTTGTTATAGGTAGCAACATGCACCAAGGTTTTCCCAACTCATTTGCTCTACGTAGAAACTTCTTAGCTATAGAGAATGGTGGGTTGGTTACAATGATATCATAGGATGGTGGTTCATCAACAAGAAAATCTCCATCCCATTCTACTACATCGTAACCACCTGCGATAAGGTGTGCTATCAACACACCAGAACCAGGTGCACAATCCCACAGCTTTTTGTCTGTGGGTAGATACGGAACCAATACCTCCAAAGCCTCTGGAGGAGTCCATATATCGTCGTAACTTCCTCTTTTACTGTAATCCTTCAATACTTCTAACATGGTGCCACCGGTAGGACTCGAACCTACAACCTTTGGTTTAAGAGACCACTGCTCTCACCCGTTGAGCTACGGAGGCATAAGACGGCGACGTTCCCACAACGCCTTCGTGCAACCTAAGTGAGTGGCCTACTCACAGCTACACAGTTGGATTCGAACCAACATCTCCGTCAGGTGGGTCTGGCTGGGCTCGAACCAGCGACCTCTTTCTTGTAAGGAAAGCGCTCTAACCAACTGAGCTACACACCCATTATCCTGTTAATCTACCTTTACCATCATTCTGATAGAAACCCTTACCCTTAAATACGACGTTAGGAGGATTGAACACTCTCCTAATACTTATTTTACCACATTCAGGGCATTTTGTCAAGCCCAAATCCAAGTGTTCTTCGGATATGAACTCATACAAACAATCTTCACATTTGTAATCATATATTCCCATAGTTACCTCAAGGAGCGAGTAGGTGGATTTGAACCACCGACATTCTGCTTGGAAGGCAGACGTTCTACCACTGAACTATACCCGCTAAGGTGGGAACACAGGGAATCGAACCCTGCTCGTCGGCTTGAAAGGCCGGTGTCCTGCCGATAGACGATGCTCCCTTATGAAACCATACTCTGAATGCTATCTAATAAGTCATTCAGTTCATCGTACTTGTCTATTAAACTTTCTACAGCCTCATATGCATTTTTATCATCTACTATAAAATCTACTGGTGAGCCTGGTCCATTTAATAAATCTACGATATCTTGTAGTTCTGCTTCTATACTTATACCCATAATCATACTCCTTTTAGGTGATTCTACGGAGATTTGAACTCCGGTCTGTACTTTGAGAGAGTACTGTCCTAACCACTAGACGATAGAACCAAGGTAGGCCCCCCACGAATTGAACGTGGCTCCTTCCCCTTATAAGAGGGATGCTTCCCCGATCAGCTTGAGGCCCATCGTGTTTCATTATTTTCTACTCGTTTTATCCAATTACAATTTGCACAAAGTAGTTGATAGTCTTCACTTTCTCCCCTACAAATTCTACGAGCTATATAATCGGAACTATGAGCAAGTATTTCTTTACCACCGCCACCTTTTATATGATCTATCTGTAATGCTCTTGGATCGGAAAATCCACATCTTGTGCATATACCACCCAAAAGCTCTATCGCTTTCTGTCTATTTTTTCGACGGTATTCTCTACCCCATTGTTTTTTATTCATAGGTGGACCAAAATGGAGTCGAACCATTGGCCTTCCCCTTATCAGAGGGATGCTCTAACCACTGAGCTACTGGTCCTTATATTACATGCCATTCAGCTTTCCTTGCTCTCTTAGCTGTCCAACATCCTCCAGACTTTATATGATCTGAAGTGTGACAGTGATAACAGTAATCAAACTTCATTCCTTTATATCCTTCTGGATAATCTGCTACCACAATACAATGAACAATGTCAGATGCTCTAGCTATCTTTAGATTTCTCTGCTTAAAACCACCTTCCCACCGTGGTATAGCTGGAAGATAAATCTCTTTTTCCAATCCTAGTTTATTGGCCTCTTCCTCAGCCCATATATCTATACCACCAAGATGACATCCACCACTGACAAGAATATCATCAGGAGACAATAGAGAACGTATTATTTCTCTTGCCTTTGCCTCTGTTTCAGGCGTAAACTTTCTTGCCTCATGACCAACTATTCCTACTCTCATTGTATCTCCTTAAGGCACGGGTACTCGGATTCGAACCAAGACCATAGGCTTAGAACACCTTTATGCTATCCTTTACACCATACCCGCTTAGGTGTGTCCAGTGGGGATTGAACCCACGACCCTCTGCTCTTCAGACAGATGCTCTACCACTGAGCTACAGACACATAAAACCGAGGGCTTATGCTTATCATCTAGAATGTGACCACTCAGTTTACTGCTGGAAGTCAGACAGCAGAAGCCCTCTTGGTGCCAACAGCAGGGATCGAACCTGCACTCCCGAAGGAAACTGGTTTTAAGCCAGTCGTGTCTGCCAAATTCCACCATGTCGGCATAAGGTGAGAAGGGTTTACTCTGAGTATTCGTCTGACTATCGGACTTTCCCCTAACAGGTATAGTCTCCTGCGTAAAGCGTTCTCACCTTAAGGTAGCGGGGAGGGGATTCGAACCCCTGGTTTCCAGCTTATGAGGCTAGTGACTTGGGCCGCTAGTCTACCCCGCAATGATGGACACCTACATCGAACCACAAGGAGCGACCCTGCTTACGTTTCAGTGTCCAAGGTCGGAATGACAGGATTTGAACCTGTGGCCCCTCGGACCCAAACCGAGTGCTCTTCCAAGCTGAGCTACACTCCGATGTACTTTTTTGATAGAGCAGAAAGACATAATAAAAACTGCTTGGGCCTAACTCATACAAGTCAGGGTTCCACCACTTGTTTTTTAGAGAAACAAGAAACTCAGGTGGAGCTTCAGAGGATCGAACTCTGATAACAGCATTGCAAGTGCTGGGTAATACCGTTATACGAAAGCCCCAAAGGTACCGAAGGTGAGAGTCGAACTCACAAGCCCGTGGGCACTGACTTCTAAGGCCAGCGTGTTTGCCATTTTCACCACTTCGGCATGTTGAGAACTAGGGTGCACCACGGAATCTAACCGTCTCTGCTAGGCTGTCGCCCACTAACAAGTCGTGCTAGTTCTCAAGGTGGATGTTAGAAGAATCGAACTTCTCTCCGTCGGTTTACAGCCGAGTGCCGTCCCCAGACGACCCAACATCCAATGTTTTCCTTATTATATCACATATTACTAGAAATGTCAAGCCCAATATTAGTGCCATATCATTCCTTGGTGGAGATGGGGGGAGTTGAACCCCCGTCCAAATAGTCTTGGTTCACATGTTACTGGCGTTCCGTTTACTGTCGGTCAGTCTTACTGGGTGTAACTAGGTGTAGCTTCTACCGCTACTGGGAGACTGAATAAAGTTTCAGCCAGACTCACTCTGCTAAAGAGTGCTGATGCTAAACTATTATCGTTTGCATTTGTGTTAGGGTGCCAGAATGCTTAGCGTCCTCTATCTGTCGAAGCCATTTCATCCCCAAGGAGCACCTAAGAGGATTCGAACCTCCAACTCTTGGTCCGTAGCCAAGCGGTTTATCCGTTAGCCTACAGGTGCTTAGGGGCCCATGATGAGAATCGAACTCATAACCTAGCGATTACAAAACGCTTGCTCTGCCTAATTGAGCTACACGGGCTTAGGCGGAATGTGTAGGATTCGAACCTACGTGGGTGTTACCCCAACTCCCTTAGCAGGGGAGCACTTTAAACCACTCAGTCAACATTCCGTAATACTCTATCCAGTTGAACGAACAAATGTAATTACATTATCCGGTATATCAGCTGGATGTTCATACGATTTATTAGAGCGTGTGCGGTGAGTGAAAGGGAAGAACCCAGTGTCACTCCTACCGATACTCACTCCTCTAAACTTACCACCCTGTTGTGGATATGTACCTTCTCCCACATCAAGGTTATCTGGTGCTTTTTCTACTAGTTTTACACCACCAACAAGACTTTCTTCTGTCATATATCACCAATTCTTCCAGTTACATATACTTTCCCAATGTAATAATCCTCTACGATGAGGGTCTCTCCAAGCACGACGACGAGCTTTACTCAAACGTCGTTTGTAGTAACGACCCTCTCCTCTACTACCCCATCTACAACAAATGCTTCCATTTACTACTTGAATTTTCTTACCAAACTCTTTCCATGTTCTACGGTAATTCTCTTTATGCATGACAACTCCGTAACCAGGATTCTGTTTTATCCCTACATCCATCTATGCCACAACCACACCCTTAGCCCTGCTCACCAGCTAGGTAAATTTGTGTTGCTCCCTCGGTAGTATAACGGGTTTCCCCTTCCACCTTAAGCAGAGGAGTCCTGAGTTTCCTCTGACGGCATGAAGCCATCAGCGTAGGGTCAAGTTGTCATGGAGGCAAGAGTGGGAATCGAACCCACCACTCGACGTTTTGCAGACGCCACCCTAACCAATCGGGATTCTCGCCCTATTCAAAGTACGGTAGCCAATAATATAATACTTTATCAGCATATACAGGCCCACCAAAGTATAAACAAACATCGGCATTCAAGCTTGTCCAACCACAATTGTATGCAGCTAAAGCTCTGTGCATATCCTTCTCAGGATTTTCTTCTTCATTGTTAATGTTAGCATTTAACATATACATGCCCTGCCAAATATTCCATCTTGGTTGCCAAAGATATTCTTCTGCCAGTGTCCACGGCTTCACAGCTATCTGCATAAGACCGATGGTACTATACCCATCATCCGACATCTCATTTGGGTTGCAAGCACTTTCCTGAGCCATAACAGCAAGTACAATATTAGGATCAATGGGAAACTCATCATACCACCCTTCAACAAGGGGTCGATAATATTCACATAACCTTACTACAATTTCAGCTGTTACTTCTTCTCCGGTTGGTCGTGGAGTTGATGTTTTACTCGGCACAACCGTTGGTACTTTTTCTGGTGTTGGTATTGATAGTGGTTCTACTATTCGCGGCGGATACTCTGTTGAAGTTACCACCGGTGTCGGAGTTATTGTGGGAAGTTCAGGTTCAGGTATATCATTAGGTATACTATATATCCCACACATAACGCTGATTACTAGCATAACCACAAGAAAATTCTTGCTAGATGATTTCAGCAAATATTCCCCCTATATTATATTGTCCGTACCATACCAAAGGCGGAGAGTGCAGGGGTCAAACCTGCAAGGCAGTTACGCTCGGCGGGTTTCAAATCCGCTGCCGTCGTCAACTATCGGCTTGACTCTCCGAAATGTGGGGAAGTTAGGTTCCGACCTCCCTTCCCAATAGGTGCCGATAACAGGAGTCGAACCTGTACGCTGTTAGGCGGTTGCTTTTGAGGCAACTGTGTCTACCTCTTCCACCATATCGGCAATTGTCTTACCGTACCCATAGGCAATACTAGGCTTGTAGGCCCTATGGGTATTGCTCAATCATGAGGTATATAGTCATGAAAGAGTGCCTAGGCGGTCTTGAAGGGATTTGAACCCTCGATCTCTTGCTTGACAGGCAAGCGTGTTAGGCCGGACTACACCACAAGACCATAAGATGTATCATAGCTGGTTTCCCCACCCAGCACCCGTACAAACCTGACCATTTTTCGGTTTTTTAGTCTGACCGATACAGACTTGTGACCTTTCTGAAAAGGTTGTCAGGATGAATTCTAAGCCCAAGTGTTTCAGACACTTTATGATACATCATGGGGTGTCCAGAGGGGTTCGAACCCTCGAATGTGGATTCACAGTCCAGTGTTTTTCCGACTAAACTATGGACACCATGTATGTACCGGTACCCCTCTTACTCACCGTATTACGATGATATAACTACCTCTGGAGACCCAGTAGGGGCAGGTAGGCGGTATTTTCTCTTCCTTATTCCTAGCTGGTCTTAATCAGAATAAGGCGTAGTCTCCCACGTTCTGTCCATGCCAGCGGACACCGGTACAAGGTAGCTAAGGGAGGATTCGAACCGCCATCCTAGGCTTCAAAGGCCCATGTCCTGCCGTTAGACGACTTAGCTATAGGTTGTAGAGGAAGGATTCGAACCTCCATTGACTGATTCAGAGTCAGCAGTACTGCCGTTATACTACTCTACAAGGTAAAGGCGTATTCCAACCCCTTTATTCCGCCTATAAGTCCTGTCTGTATTCACAGCGTTTTCCTTGAAACTAGACCTGACTAGAATTCCAAGGACGTAAGGGGTACAGGACTTGGCTCATAACCTTTCCCCACTCTTTCGAGTGAGAAGGCACGGGATGAAGGATTCGAACCTCCTACAGTAACGTTTTGGAGACGCACTCGCTCCCAAGCTGTATCCCGCATATAGGCAGGCAAGACAGGATTCGAACCTGTAACCTTCTCCTTAACAGGGAGTTGCTCTGCCGATTGAGCTACTCGCCTATATGTACACATTATACCACAAAATCTACACTTTGTCAAGAGGGTTAATAGCGAACGTTCCATGACGACCAGTACTATCAACCCCCTCAACACAAGTGTACTTAATTATACCTTATTTTACTGAACTATGTCAGTTTGGGGTGCCATTTGAAAGTCAACTCTTCCATTCAATTTACCCTTTGAAATAATCTGAGCTTCAAAAAAGCATTTCACAAGGTAAGCGTAATTACTACTGTCAACTTTCCATACCCCATCAGTATCTTTAAAGACACCTATAACAAGACGTGCATTATCAGTGAGATTATTCTCACAAAAATTTACAAGGCTATCCTCATCTACATCACGATAAGTGATAGTATCATCCATTCTTAGCTAGCCTTTGGTGTAACTAGGTATGTACCCTGTGATGTCAGCACAAATGCAAAGTATGCAACAAAAGCTTCCTTCAGACCAAAAAGTGTACAGGCCCAAGGTAGATCAAACAAAAAGCTTACACAGTTAAGTCCAAATACACCAAGTACTACAACTAAACCAGAACCTAGAACAAACAATCTCTGAGTGTTATCTGGTAGAGCATTATACCAAGTGTTCAACTTTGGAAAATACTCAAGTGCTAGTGACCAGGTTGTACCTGCGAGTGCAAATGCAAAGATTTGCTCAATTGTAATTAACATTTCTTATACCTCTTTTTTGATTAGATTTTCTTCTACGAACTTCCTTGCCTTTTCTTTCAATATCTGAGCAGTACTATCATTTTGTACAATTACGTTATAATACTCATCATTTTCTGGTAATGATGTTTCACTAACATCATTATACAAAGGGCTGTTCAATAATGTATGGTATTGTCTCGGTCTACGTACTCTAACTGTAATGGTGGGCCAAAAGTGCTCTTGAAGATATAAGCCTTCATTTGGAAATCGCCAATCGTCAATAAAAACATACTCGAATTCCGCTGGATGTTGATCTATAAATTCAACTGTATGTCTTGCCCATAGATCAATATCATATAGACGTCCAGTATTGCCAATCTCTTGCAACAGCTTTCTGCCCTTATCATCCTTCTCTCCATCCCACCCCATAAAGAAGGCAGTATCTTTCACCATCCTTGCAAAAGGTACAATAGCAGAACTAATTTTATGATCTGCAACCAGAACATCTTGACAATATTTAGCAAAGGTAGTTTTACCCTCTCCTGCCCTTCCCGAAACCAATGTTATCATACTCTAATACCCTTCGCTGGTACTGCATCATCATCAGTGTTATCTTCTAATTCTTCACTGTCTACAATGTCACCTTGAGTCACGAAGGTAGCTGTGGCTGTTCCCTTTTCGTGAATAGCAGCCTCGATGAAACTACGTTGGTCACCAAGCCAATCAGCAACAAAATCACTGCTTGTCTTAGCAATAGCATCATCTACAGTCATCTCTTCCTCAAGGAGGTAGTCAGCCCATTCCTCAAAAGAACGGCTATAACTAGGCATACGCATAGCTTTCCTCCTATTCTGTATTTGCTTGTTCTAAAATTCCACGTAATGTTTTCTGATGTATAAATCCATTAGTTACCATAAAATTTAACATGGTAATAAACCCTTCTTTACCAATAATAATTGAATCTGGTGTAGTGATAAAGAACCTAGAGTCTGTACTCTTTCGAATAACTAAAGTATTTGAACCACCTAAAGTCAATACGCTTAATTTGTTTTCCATTACATTATCTTCCCACCCTCTATTATACCGCCTTTATCTACTTTGTGTTGATTCAACATATAGCGTAACCGTGCCAGAATCTCCCTATTATTCAACCCTCCAGCCACACCCATCATAGCAGTAGCTAGGGCTGTATCATAATCCTGATCCATCGTAGCAACAGGTACTGTGATTGATGCCCAATCCATACCGTTCAATGACATAGAAAAGACGGCTTCAGCAGTTATACTCCACATTCCATCAGTATTCTTAGAACCCAGAATAGAGAAATCCACCTTATGTCCAATAATATCATCAAAATCGAACTCTTGGTCCATTATCTTGTCTAGTTCTTCCTTGTTTATATACTCGTCCTGATCCATTTTGAGTGACTCCATAGTAGGTCATGCAACCTTTCAAGAATTATGACATCTTCTCGGTTATGGTGTAGAAGCTCTTTCATAGCCGCTGGATCACCATACTGCGCCTTAAATAACATCTGAGGTTCAAGGTGTGTCTTACCTTCAATACCAAAGAATTTAGTAACTACCTCTAAAGATTTACGATGAGTCTTTATCTTACTTCTTACCTTGTAAAATAAGTCCCAATGGTGAATAGTTCCAAAAGCTGGGAACACTAAACCATGATACAAAGCACGTGTCCGTACAAACGGAATGTCATAACCAGTACCATAATATGTAACCAAAATATCTACATTCTTTAGTTCTTCCATCAACTCTTCATTAATACGCTTATCAAATTTGTAATCAAAAATTTCTTTCTTAGTGATAGCACCTTCTCTAATCTTGTTATCACCACGATACTTTATACACCATGAGAGCATCATCCCCCAATTGGCAGTAAGATCGGATGCTTCTATATCGAAGTAAGCAATCCGTTTATCATGCCACCAATCGTCTCGTTTGATTAAACCAGTACGAAAACAATTAGGATGTGTCTTTATAGTGTGGCGATGAATACACCTTAGTTCTTTACTCATCTGTTGATTTTCTCCTCTTCTTTAGTTTAGTGGCGTTGACATGTTGTTTTGTATCGCCATTAGTTTTGTCTGCTAAGGCACAATTGTTACAAATGTCAAACTCACGTCCTTCCTTTAACAGACAATTACAATTATAACAGTACTGCCTTTTATTCATTTTTGTTAATCCTTGCAATTCCTTTTCTAAACATTTTCTCCATATCCTCTTCGGAGAGAGGTTCAATCCTTCCTATACGCTCAAGAAAAGCACTATCTGTTAGCTCTCCTCCTAGTATAAAAGATATACGATCTGTGACATCTTTAAATATCTGTGAAACTGTTAATCGGTGAATACTCAATACTCTTGCTATTTCTGAGTAACTATATCCAGCAGATACAGACCATATGACATCATTTTCTCTTTGGGTAATGGTGTTATTCTCGACCATATCTGATATTGTTTTCTCTATTATTATAGCATTATTATATGAGTCGCTGTTGATATTACCCCTTTCCTTTATATAGTGTATCTGTCTTATGTATTCTCCGATAATCCAACTCATCTTAATATTCCAGACCTATTCCCACTTCCATCTCTCCGTAACAAAAGTCACGATAGAAACAGTTTCTACAATTATAACCAGTAACACGATGAAAATATTCATCCTTTAAATTACTAACAACACGATCAATAGTACTTGCCAAATCATTTCTCATGTAATCATTTAATGGAACAGGAATAATATCACCAGTATTCAAATGTCCATAACAAACCGTTGGACGTTCACCATACATTTTCTCATAAGCCCAACTGTACAGATAAAATTGAAAATCCTGTAATTGATACTTAGTTGGTCTACGAGCACCTGTCTTCCAATCATATACATTTGAACCCGATATTTTATCAATCTTACCTAAAATAACTACGTTATTTAATGAGGTCTGTTCCCAAGGCAATTCAAAGAAAAGTTCTGTCTTCTGTGGTTCCTCGGTTGAAAATTCAGGCACAATCTTAGTGTAGTAATTACCCAACATCTTGGTGAAGCTCTTGGGAGGTTTGGGCACCTGTTTGATTTCTGCAAATTCATATTCAGGTGTCATTCTCTCTGCCCATTGAGCTACTGACCATTTTACAGCATCCTTACCATTATCGAACTCTTCAATAGCCTCATGTACAATACTACCAAACACTACATGATTGGATAGCTTGGCTTTACCTTTATGAAACGTACGATAATAAAATCTTTTCGGACATTCCAAATAATCCTTGATTGATGAGGCACTTAGTCTAAGTTTCATGATCCCTCGAAATAACTTCCACGAAGATTAGCACTCTCTGTTCTCCATACATCAATCATAGAACGATATACATCGAACAATAGTTCAAGCTCACGTAATCTTCCTTCATTTTCTGCTAATCTAGAGTGAAGTAATTCTAACTCCTCTCCCTGATCTTTTGTTAGTCCCAGCACATGGTAATTTGCTTTGATATATGCCATGCTGGGTGGCTTATCTGATACATAGTAAGTAGGATCAGTAGAAGCCATCTCTGTGATGTATGCTTGAAGTCTACCAAGCTTTGCCTTATCTATGGCAATAGTTCTTTTTAGAGTACCTATCTCTCCGGTGATTCCAATCATATCATCGAAATCAGGTAGTTTAACCTCGTCCATCAGCTTGTCCTTTCCACATAGGGCTATCCATATCGTTGTATTCTTGCATCAGTTGAGAAAATAACTCTACTGTTATAGCCGCGGACATCCCACTGTGACCTTGCTTGGCAAATGTATCAGACAGTTCCATAATAGCTTCACCTAGCATACCATCATAATCACTATCTTCGTCAAACATTCCTAACTCAGTTAACCTCTTCTCAAATAATTTATGCCTCTCACTTACCATCTACTTCCTCCTCTCGTAGAAACCTTTCTAAATCAAAGTATTTCTCTATATTCTGTATAACCATCTCGTATGTCTCATGTGTTAACGGTGTAGCCAAGAAATCATTCATATGATTATATAACATATCTGCTGTAGTGTCTCTATTATACATCAAAATCGCATTAAAGTCAAGGGTCTCTTTTAGAGGCTCCACACCCCATGTGAGGGCAACCTTTCGTATTGCCTTACTCGGTATTCCAGTCATACGGTGTATAGCTGAAACGTTATAGCCTTGAGCTATGTACTTTATAATATCTATGTCTGCTCTCAGAGTTAACAGATAAGAAGGAATACGTTCCTTTAATAAGGAAGTGAATGCATCCCATAAAGATACATCATGACGGCTTTCTCTCAACCGATCCCACTCTTCCATTATAGACTCAGAGAGTACAGTTTTAGCCATTACTATTCAACCTCTCATGTAACACACGTAACTCATTATGCATCTCAGCCATCTCTGTCATGAGTTCGTCCCACGCCTCAAAGTCAAGACATATGATGTGCTTTACACCAGTTCTTGATTTTTCAAACTTCAATACCACGGCTGGAAGTGCTCCATAGTTTTTCTCAGCTATCTCACGAATACCATCAAACCATGCTTTTTCTATTTTCATTTGCTTTCCGCCGTACCCAACTTTACACTCACCCACAATACCCTTATCCATGTGTTCATACTTACCAGAGATATCAGGCATGAGTACTGGCATATTTAATATTGTTCCAAGAGCACCAGACATAGCTATTCTACGCCACACATCTGGAAACTGCTCATTCAATAACTTTACAGAATCTCTCTCCCACCGTGTACCTTTTATTTTCTGTGGGTTAGGCATTATACAAAACTCTCCTCATCCCAACTATCTAATTTATTATCTGTGATATTTACTGTTGGTCCATCAAATCTCAGTAACGCTATACCAGTTGGTCCATTCCTAGATTTTCTAATCAAAAATTCAAGTGTCCCTGCAGCTGGTGAGTTAGGAAAATACATCTCATCCCTATACAACCCAATCATAATGTCAGCATCCTCTTCCATATTACCACTCTGGCGTAGGTCTGACATCCTGGGTCGCATATCCTCTCTCTTTTCAACTTCACGATTTAACTGTGACAAAATTATAATTGTTATACCCAACTCATTAGCTAATAGCTTGAACGCACGTGATGCAGCACCGAGTAAATGAACTGATTCAGTTGTTCTATCTACTATCAATTGAATGTAATCAATTCCAACTACTTTTATATCGTATAGCTGATGGTATTTACGTATCATAGCTACTATATAATCTACACCTTGTGTAAAATTATTATCTATATAAATTGGTAATTTCTCTACAACTTTCTCAGCCCTTTGTAATGGACCAATTTGTTCCTCACTTAAAGTACCCAAACGTATATCTTGTAATGGTACTTGACTAACTATAGATAAAATTCTCTCGTTAATATCATCAGCACTCATTTCTCTATTAAAGAGTAAGATACCGTTACCCTTCTTGGCGACATTTAATGCTGTCTTTAATAATAACGCTGATTTACCATGTCCGGGCCGAGAACCAATGTACCACACTTCACCAGGATTAAATCCGGTTGTAAAATTATCAACTTCTCCCATTCCAGTAGAAATACCCCGTATTCCTGGGTTCTTTCTTCTTTCTAAAATCTTTAGAATAGTATCAGCAACAGTCTCACTTAATTTAGATACATCTGCTGAAGTTATACCACTCACCATGTTTTCTAACGCAGTATGAAGCTTCGAAATTGTTTCATTTACAGTACTACTATTTTCAAGTATGTCAGGTATGCTTGCATTTATTTCTAATAATCTACGTGTCTTGTAATCATTCTGTACTTGATTTACAAACATCGCCATATTTTTTACTGGTTGTCTTAAATCCATCAAGACGGTAAGATATGACTCACCGCCTGCTTTTTGTAATTGATTCCTATCTCTAAGCATCTGTCCAACAATAGCAGGATTTGGTTCTAATCCCTGTAATGAACATTCATGGATAACAGAATAGATAATCCTTTCTGCATCCATGTCAAACATTTCAGGTTTTAAATCTTTTGCATAATTATAAACTTCATAACCATTAGCTAAAAAAGTACCCAATACTGCTGAACGTGGACTAAAGGTGTTGATATTCTCCAATGTGTATTCTCCCTGGTATGGATTCTTTAAAGGTGGATGGGGAGGGATCGAACCTCGGCTTCTTCTATGCTAGCAACGTACTATAGCATCTAATAGTCACCAGACTAACCATCCAAGTGAAAGAGGGGGCTTACGCCCCCTCAATCTAGTTAGGGAAGAGTGTTTCAATGCTGGCTTTTACTTCATCACCAACGACTGCTTCTTCTTCCACAAGAATATCTGATTCTTCTTCATCTCTACGTTGTTCAAAAATGTCACGTAAAGAAACACCATTTACCAATTTAGTAATCTCTTCAGGAGACAGACGAATACCAATTGTTTCAAGTGCATACTTGTCTTCTTCAGGTACAACTACTTCATCATCGTTATTAGGATACGGAATGACATTTGTAGTCATTTTACGTCCGTGTCCTGTTGCCATAACAACGATATCATAAGCTGTCAATGGGCGAGGATTACCCGCCTCATCAGTAACCTGAGACATGATTGCGTTTAACTGAGAGAACAGCGTAGGCCCTCTCTCCATAATCTCAACTCTATCAAGAGCTTCTGGTTGAACATCTACAAGAAGTTCTCCAGTATTAGGATCATGTGAAGGAAACTGACCACCCTTAGATTGAATTACATTTCCACTAGGTGACCGTTTTACAAGTGTACGATTTAGTACGTTTACAAGGTAACGATTTTGTCTAAAAATCAGTCCTTTGATTTGTCGTGGACTTACATCAGGATTTGCTTTTATTAGTTTTTGATTATTAATACAAATTGGGCAAACATCATCACCCAAACAAAGAATACTTACCTTCTGATTAGGAAGAAAGTGCTTCTCTGTATGCAAAGCTTTCTTGTCCAAAATCCGCAAGCGTAAAGGAACGCCTGCTTCTATCTTTACGAACTGATTTGGTTTGAACTCTCGTCCACCCTCTTCGGGAATATCTGCGAATGACATTTTATGCCTCCGTCTTACCGTTTAATAACGTTTTAATGGATTTGATCGTGTCTTGTCTAATTTTCTCTAGTTCTTCTACTCCCCGATCCTCCGCATTCAGCGGAATATCTTCCATGATTTTCAAGTACCTGCGAAATGAAACTTCTACGCTAAGTAATTGAAGGTATTTGATTTGCCCCACCAAGTCAACATCAAACATGAGTTCCTCTGGAACCTCAACAATGATGTCATCGAATGTGATATTTTTATAATCACCTAGTGAGTATAATCTCTTTACTCCTATTTCTCTATTCATCTTCTTCTCCTTTCCTAACCTTTAGGGCAAGTGCATACAAATATACATCAAAGAATGCGTGTTGCCACAAATCTTTAGTTCCTTTATCCAGTATCAACGTTGCAAACATGCTTTCATATTTCTCTATAATAGGCTGTTCTATAATAGTCTCAACATTCATACTCTTTACAATCTCGTCTAGGTCCACTCCTATTACCATATTACCATCTTCATCTACATTAAACCGTGCCACCGCTGAATCTTCCTTCTCGGTTTCCGTTACTGTTACATTACTTACCTTTATCTTCTTCTTTTTTCTTTTTGTCATTTTTTGGTTTTACCTCCTCTTGTGTAATTTTCGCACCAGTTATATTATAACACATTTCTACGATTTTGTCAAGTAGTTTCTGGTCCTTAGCTAGAGCACGTGATGTATTAGTAACTCCTGGTTTACTACCAATTGTCTCATCTTCAAAAGCAAAATAGGAACCACGATTTTTGATAACTCCCAACAGTGATGCAAAACTAATTACATCACGGTAGTAATCAACACCCTTACCATAGATAATGTTAGTTGTAGCCTGTCTAAACGGAATACCTACCTTGTTCTTTTTGATCACGAAGTTTACAAAATTACCGATTACCTTATCGTGCTCCTCAATATCCTTACTCTTGGACATGTAGATACGCACAGATGTATAGTGCTTCAACGCATAGCCAGCAGGTGTAGTGTACCCACCAAAATAACTACCAATGTTAGCACGTACCTGATTGGTATAGATAAAAGCTATCTCCTTCTTACGTATCTCATATGCCACCTTACGTAGAAACTTTGATGTGATGCGGGGTGCAAGACCAACCTGCATCTTGTCCATACCCTTGTCAAGCTCTTCTTGTGGTGATAGTGCGGCTACCGAGTCAAATAGAATACAAGTAAAACCTCCTTCAATGCCTGCCATAGCAATTTCAAATGAAGACTCAGCACTCTGTGGTTGTACGAAAATAGGGTTGTCTTCCTTTAATAACTTACCTAGAATCTCTTCTGCATAAGCATAGTCAAGACCGTTCTCTGTATCAATATAAAGTACCTTCTCACCTGTCAACAGTGCTTGTTTGGCTATATTTAATAGGAGAGTAGTCTTACCACCACCTTCAGGTCCATAAATTTCAGTGAAACGTCCTTTGGGTACTCCACCTATTCCTGTCGAAACATCTATAGATAAAGAGCCAGTAGAAATAGCTGGTATACCGCCTTCATATTTTCTCAATACAATATCATCACCAAACTCATCCAATACCTTATCCAAAAAACTTTCTACTCGTTTTGCCATTATTTCCTCCAGCAAGTGTCAACTTTAACGCTGTATTCTACAGGTACATCATTCAAAAACGGTTTTGATGCATCCGTCATACTTTGTCCAATAAACTCCACTGCTCTTTCCTCCAAATCTTCTCTAAACTCACCGTCACCTTCGTCATGTACTGTCAACAACACTCTAAACAAATCTGGAAATTCTGGGTCTATATCGAATGGATTATTCCAGAACATATTACATAGATTCAATTTAATCATATCAGCAGAACCACCTTGAATAGCATGGTTTACACCCTGTCTTTTGGTTTTGTTTATTAACTTCATATGACCACGATGTAGTCTGTCTGGTAATGTGAAGTAACGCTTTCTACCGTATTGCGTAGTGCTATATCTACGTCCTATTACTTGGTGTCCTACCGCATCTATGAATTCTTTCAACGTAGTATACTGGTTGAAGTATCTCTCAAGATATTTCTTACCTACATCGAGGGGCCAGCCAAAATTATATCGCAAGCCCCACTCTGTCGTACCATATACCACCGCAAAGTTCACATTCTTGGCACGATCTCGTTCCTTACCTGTAACCTTATTCATCGGTTTATCAAAAATAATTGAGGCAGTCAACTTGTGGAGGTCTTCTCCATTCTGAAATGCCTCTATCATCAAAGGCTCTCGACTAATCTCAGCAAGAATTCTCAACTCAATCTGGGAGTAGTCAGCCGTGAAAAATTTGTAACCATCCCTAGCAAGAAAACAACTGCGGTAGTCTATACCAGATTTGATATTCTGTAGATTGGGACCACTGCTACTGAAACGACCTGTTGCAGCACCCTGCTGATCGAAGTTACCATGAATTCTACCAGTGATAGGATTAATCTTAGTTAGAAACTCCTCACCAAACGCATGTCCTGCTTTGTAGTACTCACGATACTTAAAGAGCAAGTCAATGAAATCATGTCCAGCATACTTCTGTAATTCTTTTGCAGATGAACTTTTGGTAGGTACTCCCAAGCCTTGAAGAACATTCAACATCTGTATTGGACTGTTCAAATTGATCTGAGGCACCAACACCGATATGATTTCATCTTTCACTTTTAATAATGATAAAGCTTCTCTTTTGTACTTACGATCAAACGACTCCGTTATCCTCATATTCTCTGCTGCTTCTAAACCATTGGTGTATTGTCCAGCAAAGTAATCAAACCTTTCCGCCAAATAACTTTCTATCTTATTATAGTATTCTTCCGACTTCTCTGCACTGTTACCAGCTAGCTCACGCCATCTCTCTGAGTTGAGGAGCATACCTTGATACTCCATCAGAGTTACCATAGGCTCAAGCCTCATTTCCAAATCCCACATCTCTTGACTTTGGTTCTTAGCTAACTTCTCACTAAGTATCTTTCTTAAAGGAAGAAGATACTTCACATCGTTAGCAGAATATACCAACTGCTCTTCAGTGAACTCAAAGTTTTCCTTTCCCACGAATTCCATACGGATATTCTTTGGTAGCCTGACATTGAAATATTTATCTATCAGACCAGCATAGCTTGGAAACTTCTTACTGACACCAGATAACTGAAACGCTTCAGCTAGCATAGTATCAAACACATTCGAAAGCAAAATAGAAAAGTTATGATATACCATCTTAAGGTCATACTTAAGATTGTGACCGACAACCTCTGTATCACTATCCTTTATCAGTCTAAATAAATAACGGAGAGTCTCATTCTTAACTCTCCCTACATTTATGATATATATTTCTTTCTCAGTTGATAGCTGTACTAATAACAACCTTGCTGTATAAGGGTCCAGACCTGTAGCCTCTACGTCTAGTCCCATGACTCGACTCTCTTGAACCAGTGGTACTAGTTCTAACAAATCATGATCGTTATTAATTAAATTCATTAAGTGTGTTTACCTCGTTAATTAAGCTTATTAAGTATATTTACCCTCTGCTCGCTCATATATTATACCACACTTTTAACCATTTGTCAAGTACCAATTTTAAGATTGATGTGGTCCAGACTTGACAAAAGTACCGAAATGTGGTATAATAGATACACGGAGGATAAGATGACATCAGATGATAAATTGAACCTGTTCAGAAAATATTTACAACGTCGGCTATCTCACGTTAAGATGTTACTCACTGTAGCTGAGTCCGCTAATCAAGACTCGAAAGTTATAGAAATATTTCGTCTTCAACGTGATAACTTAACTGACATTATACACGATTTTGATATGCTTGTCAAGTCCGATGGCTAGATTGCCATCATTTTATTTCCCTATAACCTAAACTTAAGAGAGTAGTATGCCTAAGAAAAACAAGTGCTTTTATTGCGATAAATATTTCACTGACCCTGAGAAAGCACGGGAATGTGAGCTTACACACGATGTCCTTTTCGTTCCGATTCTTAGAACGGATTTGAATCGACTAATAAATTTCATAGCAACTGGTGACAGAAAACTTTTGACGGAACGCCTGTCAAAGGTTTTGTTTCGTTATGTGAGAGCTTACATAGACGATGACTAAGAAGAAAAAGAAAATAATTTGTGTATTATGTGGAAAGGTTGTAAGGAAGGATCAGAAGAAATTTATGCTGGCTGTGGAGAAACCTGTGAGGTTCGACCTAACAGTACATCGTAGATGTTTTCAGAAAAACGACGAAAATAGCAGAAAAATAGCCATAAAACAGCATCTTACATAGGTTTTATGGTATAATTATGGAGAGATTAGATGGAAAAAGCTGAATTTAATATTGTAGAAGAAGGTGGAATTAGTGCTGTCGTAGAACTGGAAAACGATGTTGTGAAAATGATTTTATCAAACCCAAAATTACAATGCCCCAATTGTGGGGATATTGTCAGTATGAATGGGAGATGTAAAACCTGCCCCAGTTGTGGGTGGTCAACTTGTGATGTGTAGGAGAGGTAATGGGTGAAAAGCGGTTGGTGTTGCCAAATAAGAAAAAGATTCGAAATCTAGTTCAGTACCGTGATATGACTGACGAAGAGTTCGAAGATGCATGGGATGATATTGTCCTCGAAATTGAAGTATCTCCAGAGATGCTTGAAAAAAGGGTCAAAGAAAAATTAGACGAACTTGCCGTTGATTACGACATGGAAGACATGAAGATCAATGACATGGGACAGTTACGCTCCCTTGCCTTGGCACAACTTCAGCTGGATGACTTGGAGCAGACTGCATACGTAATAAGACAGAAGACAGACACTACATCTGTGCAGATACTTGAAAAGATCAATCGTATCCTTAGTGGATTACGGGATGATATATCCAAGATTTCATCTGACCTCCAACTCACAAGAAAAATTCGTAAACAAAGTAAAGAAAGTAGTATCATTGATGCTATTAATGATTTGAGGGGTAAGGCGAGAAAATTTTATCGTGAAAGAATGCTGTATGTATTTTGTCCCGAATGTAAAATGTTACTCGCAACACTCTGGTTGAATTACTCCAGTGAGGAGTACAATCAGTTACAACTTAAGTGTAAAAGATGTAATAACAAATTTACTCAAGACCTTACCCCTCTTTATAAAACAGATAATAAGAACTTAGAGGATGTGGTGTTACCATGATAGTAACCGACATAAATGGAAAGGAACGAAATGTAGAATCTATAAAAAAGATTTCACATGCTGCAACCGATAGTATTACGGGTGAAGCCGTTGAAGAGACTTTTGTTGAAGTTAAGATACTTGGTAATACTCGTAATTGGGTTGAGTGGTGGCCCTTTGCTGACTTCAAAAGATTAAATCCTGAGCGTAGACCTAGATGGAAGGAATAAATCCAAAACCTATTCCACATCCAATAGTTATTAAAAGTGCAAAGATTAAAGAAACGCATGAATATGCACAGCTAGAGAGACTAAAGAAACTATGGACTCTATTCTTTTGTTCAGAGTGCAAATATAAGTGGAATTGTTGTGATACCTGTAAAGAAAGTGACGGATACCTTAGATATAAAATTGAAGGGGAACATTATCCTGAATATTTTTTAGAAGATGGCAAGGGGTGTAAATTACCCCTTGAACTTAAATCTGTAACTTGCATCACTTATATATGTAAAGAAAAAAGAGCAACAATGGATAAGACTTACTTAGATGGACTGGATGCATTAATAGAAGTGATGAGAAAGCTAGAGTTTGATTTGTATTTGATGGAGATTAAGTAATGGCGATCAATGTAGACGGCACCACCAACATGACCGACGTTTCCATGTGTGACTCTACTACAGGTTGGGCTGGTGGTATGTCACAGTTTGCTCTTGATACTGGAGTTTATGTTCAAGGCACTGGTTCACTTTCTGGCTGGATAAACGCAACCACTAGTGCGACCGAATATTATGCTATTACTTCTGTAGATATGTCTGGTGGCGACCATATTTATGTATGGATGTTTTGCTCTGGCGTAGTAGACACACAAGCTCTTGGTGGATATAGAGTTGTTTTGTACAGTGGTGCAGATTATATTAACAATTTTGCGACTTTCTACGTTGGTGGAAACGATACTCATGGTACTGGTTGGCAATTGATGTGTGTTGATGCAAGTGCTTCTCCAGACTTGGAAACAGGAACATTTGACAATACTGATGTTATAGCTGTCGGAGTAGCTTTCAAAACACTAACTGCCGCTATCAGTAAGGGTAAAGAGTACATCAACAACTGTTATTGGGATGCAGTTCGTTATGGAACTGGATTGATAATTACTTCTGGTGCAACGGATGATATTGACTACGAACAAATTTATGCGGTGGATAATAACAATACCTATAAGTATGGAGTTATCCAAAAAGCCTACAGTGCTTATGTGCAAACAGGAGAGCTTACGCTTGGTGGAACTGGCACAGAAACAATAGACTTTATAATGGAAAACGATGTTATTCTTTTCCCTTCAAATGAATATGTTGATGCTGATTTCTATTCTATTTTGCCTTTGGGAAATACTACTAATCCAACGTATATTGACCTCTCTGGCTCATACCTAAAGTCAGCTGGTGCAGAAAAGTTTGTATTTGATATGTCAGGTGCAAATATTAACACTTTTGTCATGGATGGATGTACTCTAGATAACGCAGGAGTTTGTACGTTTACTACTGGACAGACAATAACAAATAATGTTTTTGCTACTTGTGGATTAGTTACTCCAGCAGCTGCTACATTTACTGGAAACAAGATAGTAAATTCAAATGTTTCATCGGCTATGCTTTATCCAACAACGGATAACACTGCCGAATTAGAATTTATTTCTGATGGGACAGGACATGCTATTCTTATTAGTAGCACAGGAACATATACCTTTGATGAGCATACCTTCGATGGGTATGCTTCTACAGACGGTTCAACAGGAAATGAGTGTGTCTATAATAACTCAGGTGGTTCGGTAACTATAAATATTATTAATGGTGGAGATACTCCAACCATTATGAATGGTACGAGTGCTTCAACTACAGTAAATAATGCTGTTGACATTACCATTCACGTTATAGATGAGGATGGAAATAATATCGAGGATGCTCAAGTAGCGGTTTATCAAACATCAGGTGATACTGAATTGATGAATGAAGATACATTATCAACAGGAATAGCTACGGAGACATTCAACTTTGTAAGTGATACAGCAATTTACTGGAGAGTTAGAAAGTCTAGTACAGGTTCGACAAGGTATTTTCCAAGGAATGGTACCGGAACAATAACATCTGCCGGATTTTCAGCTACAATTACTTTGGCAGAAGATACAATAATTCAATAATTTTGGAGATAAATTATGGCGGCTATAGACGTAAATGATTATACGATTGATTATATAAATAAAGTAATAAGATATGACGGTGTAGAGACTCCGCCACATCCGTTAGCAGATATGCTTTCGGTAAATGCTCTGTATTCTGAAGTAATGGATACATTTGATGAACTTGGTCAAATGGATGATACCATGCCTATGAGTGCTCAGACTCCTACAGACTATTCTCTAATCAATGGTTGGTTCATTGATGAAATGACTATTCAAACTTTGAAGGGTGGAGCAATCACAACTATTGGTTGGACTAATATAATTCAGATCATGGCTGTGGACGGTATTACTACTCAAGCAACTATGCCAACCGATGTTGGTAAAGTGGTTAATGATGACGCATCACCAACGGGCACACTGTTATATGCAGAAGAGATTGACGCTGATGAAGCCAAATGGTGGGTCAGAGGTACAACTCTTATTGGCGACGGGTCTACTATGACCGTTGACGGTAGCTCTGCTGATGGCGATGCTAATGGTGATTCAGAAACCGGTAATAACCTTTGGACTAACCTATATACTCTTGGTACCCTGTATGGTACACCAACTCTCTATGGTACTAGAGATGATACTAGATTATCACAGTCTGGAACTGGAACACCAGCATGGTGGGACACTGGACATATTGATATTCTAATTTTGATTAAAGAAGCTGGAGTAGAGCTTGGTGATGACCTAGAAGGTGTCCTTACCGGTTACGTACAAATCTTTGAACGTGACTGGACAGATGCTGATGGAACACTTTGGGACTGGTTCGAGGTTGACCTTGGACCTGGTGGACGACAGGCTGTGCCTTTGGCTACGTTCTCTGACTTGAACAACACTACTGCCGAAGCTACTGTAGCTACATGGACTGATGTTGTAGTTAGTGTTGCTGGACCTTATACCGAAGATATCGGTGATGGTGCTGGCGACCAGAACTATGACTACAGTATTAACTGTGGTGGTAGAGTTCTAAGCCAAGTATATGAAAGACTAAAGTATATTACTAGAGATGGTGAAACATCCCTAATTGATGCTGTTGAAGGTCAGCAATATACCGTTGTTGTGGGAGAAGAGGGAACATACGCCCCTGTAAAGTCGGCTCCGTTTGGAAGCTTTGCTGGTGGTAAACTCTTCGGTGCCCGTGGTATTTGGGTTTACAACATGGCCGGTGCTGATGCTGAAAACTATCAGCTAATTGACAGTGCTGGTACAACTAGACAGCCACCAACACAGGCTCCTATTACAGTAGGGTCTGTTGTTGCTGGAGATAGAGTGCTTGTTGCTCTATCAATTGGCGCTGCATCAACTGTAATTGATAAGGAACAATATACTGTGTCAGGTACTATTTCAACTGGTGCAAATTACATTGATGTGACCATTCCAATTCCAAATGACACGCCTTCATCTGGTTTCATTAGAGTTCTTGACACTGGAGTAAGTGAAGAAAGATACACATACTCTGGTTATGCAAACCATACTTTTGGTCTAAATACAGTTACATCGAAGGAATATGTTGGACCAACAGATACAGCTTATGTGCCCTATGTTGATAACGAAGCTATTTCAACATCAATTGTTCAATCACTGATTTATGTGGCAGATAAGAACTTGGTAGCAAGAGTAAGAAAATATGGTATTTTACCATTTGAAACTACAGCTACATTAGTAACAGGTGGGGTAACTATTACTGCTATTAGAACTGAAGATACAATTGTAACATAATAATCTGAGGAGGTCGGAATGGGTTTATTATTTGACGAAATCAATCAGATTATTACAGTTGAGAGTCCTGATACAGAAATAACAATGCAGAATTTAATAAATGGTGTTCGTGATTACGAGGATAATGTTGAAGGTATGGACATCCCTAAAATTGCAAATGCGTCAGGTAAGGAAGCTTTAGGTGGTGGGACTCTTGTAGGAATAACAGTGACTTTGATTGACTGGAAACTGAAATTTGAAGATCGGGCTGGGCCCGATTATATTATCTGTAATGCTACCGGTGGAAACTTGGTAACATATGATACAGGTACGTCTTCATATATCAACCCAATCGAACCAGCCACTTACGTAACAGTGGTTATTACTGCGTCCTCATCTGCTACCTTGCAAGAGTTGAGTACGCTTCAGTATAGCTCATTTAGTGGTGGAGTTACTGTTGATGTTACCAGTATATATACTGGTACAGATTTTCCTGTTGGAACACCACAGGAACCGGTGAATAATTTAGCAGACGCTATGACTATCGCCACTGAAAGGGGTTTTACTCTTCTTTACATCATTGGTGATATTACTGTTGATGCATCTGGTGATTATGAAAATATGGTGTTCATCGGAGAATCACAAACAAAGAGTGTTTTAACAATATCCGATGGAGCTAATGTAACTGGATGTGAATTTAAAGACGCAACTATACTAGGAGTGCTTGATGGAAACAGTTTAATTCAAAACTGTGTATTAAGTGACCTAGAGTATGTTTATGGGATAATAGTTGAATGTATATTAGAACCAGGCACTATAATACTAGGCGGAACAAACCCCGCTCATTTTCTGGACTGCTGGTGCGGAGACCCCGACGACGCATGGCCAACTATAGATTGCGGTGGAAGCGGGCAGGCTTTGGCCCTTCAAAATTACAATGGAAGAATCAAGATAATCAACAAGACGGGAACCGAGCAAGTTCAGATAGCTCTGAATGCGGGCCACGTTTGGCTTGATTCAACAGTAACTAATGGAGATATTTATATTAAGGGTGTTGGAGAATTAACAGATGATAGCTCCGCTACTGTGGATGCCACCGCTCTAATATCAAATGAATCTGTAGCAAATGCAGTTTGGAATGAAGCATATGCAGATCACCAAGTAGCCGGAACCTTTGGTGCATTCTTATTGGCTACATTAGGTCTGTCTGGAGAGAATACCAAATGGTCAAGTTTGTCCCATGATGCTTACAACAACTTGACTGGTGCAACCATTACTTCGTATACAGATGATACCTTGGTAACACCGATTAAATCATGGACGCTGACAGCTACTTACAATGATAACAGTGAGTTGACAGCATATCAAATGGTAGAAAACTAATGAGTGGAATGAGTATAGCTTCACACGGTAGAGCAGGTAAAGCATCTGGAATGTCTATAGGTTCTTTTGGTAGATTATATAGACGAATAGCCGGTGTAATACCTCCCATCGTTATAGAAGGCTTACGAGAAGTATGGAATCTTCTATCTAGAATTAATACAGTTGTTAATATTGAATCAAGGATTAACGAATGAATCTTGATATCACATCACCTATAAATACACAGCTGGACCTTGAGTCAAAGCTTAATTTCGAATTATATCTGATGTCAACTATATATCAGAAGATACTCGATTTATTTAGCGATTTGACACTCACTTTGAATCTAACGTCTGAGTTAGAACTGGAAGAAGTATAATGAGCGTGATAGAATATAAAGTTTATATAGGAGATACCCCACTCATACGAGTAGATTGTGTGACAGATATCACAACAATTTCGGGTGCTCAAATAAATTATAGAAAACCAACAAGTGAAGATACAGGGGATTGGACAGCTACAGTTGCCAGTGATCCTAACACCAACTTGGGTAGATATCTAGAATATCAAGCACAGATAACTGATCTTGATGAATCTGGAGACTGGAAGTTTCAAGCGTACGTCGTTTTTAATGACGGCACACGCTTCTTTGGAGAAACAGCAACACAAAGAGTTCATGCCCTGTTTGAATAAGGAGTAATGATGAAAAGGATTTTAGTATTAGGTTCGAGAGGATATCTGGGAAGACATTTAGTTGAGTACTTATGGAAAAACCCAGATAACAAAGTGTATGGTATAGACAAAAATCTAGTAGACTTGAGAGATTTAGACCATTGTTTACGTCTCTTCAGACATTTAGAATGTGATGAAATCTATCAGATGGCTGCCGATTCTGGAAATATGAAATATTTATTATCAAAAGATTATTCGTATGGAGATTCAACAGTAATAAATTTAACCATTATAAAAGCACTTAGGACACTAAATTATAAAGGAAGGCTTTTATTTCCAAGTTCATTGTATGTATATGACAGGAAAAGCAGGTACGGTATAGAGAAATTATATAACGAACAATTATATTCTGCTTCAGGATTAGATGTTAGCATAGCTAGACTATTCAGTGTGTATGGACCAGGAGAGAAACTAAATTCTCCAGGAGAGAAAGTTACTACTGCCTTTTGTAGAAAATTTATAGAGTCAAATGGAGCTATTACTGTAGAAGGAAATCCATCACAAGTTAGATATTTTCTTTACGTAACAGATGCTATAGAGGGATTGATTTCTCAAATGGAATTTAATATACCAGCAACACTTGACTTTGCTGGTGATGAAGAGATAACTTTTGGAAGAATGTTACGTACCCTTGGAAAGATACATGGTAAAGGACATAAGGTTAGATACACATTAGAAAATAAAGATGAAGGTGTTATAATTCCATCAACAAAAGCTACGAAAGCAATTTTGAGTTGGCAACCTAAAGTTACTTTTGAAGACGGAATGGAAAAACTTTATAATTGGACAGAGAAGGAGTTGTATAGTGAACTACATTGAAAGGGATGGTTGCAGGATAGATGGGAGTAAGTTAGAAACAGTTCTGGATTTTGGTAGTCTTTATCCATCAAATTTTGTGGATGAAAATAATTCCAGAGTGACAGTACCACTTGTGCTTTGTAAAGGGTCTGTATCAAACTTGGTACAACTAAAACATACTATGGATAGAGATATACTTTATAGAAACTACTGGTATAGATCAGAACTTAACCCAGCTATGGTGAAATCGTTGAAAGATGTTGTTACACAAGTACAATATAAGACGAAACTATTCGCAGGTGATATAGTTGTGGACATCGGAGCTAATGACGGAACCATGTTAGCCATGTTTCCAAAGTATGCAGTAACAGTTGGTTTTGATCCTGCAAATAATCTAAAAGGTATAGCGAGCACTCGTTGTACACATTTTATCAATGATTATTTCACAGCAGATAACTACCCACTGAAAGAGAAGGCAAAGATAGTAACAAGTATAGCAATGTTCTATGATTTGGAAGACCCTAATACATTTGTAAAAGATGTCAAAAAGATTTTAGCTAAGAATGGAATTTGGGTAATACAGTTAACTGATCTATTGTCTATGATGAAAATAAATGCCTTCGATAATATTGTACATGAACATTTAGAATACTACTCCCTTGAAGTTCTCGGTGAGTTGATGAAGATGCATGATTTACATATCTTCGATGTGACATATAACAGTGTTAACGGTAGAAGTATAAGAGTGTACGTAGGACATGCCGGAGTTAGACTGACATCAAATAGAGTTCTTGATGCATTTAGACGAGAGCGTGAGTACATGTCATCATTCGATAATCCGTGGATAGCCTTTACTGAGCGGGTAGAGAAGATAAAAGAGTCCGTGATGAACTTTATCCATGATGAAGTTGATAATGGAAAAATTATATATGGTATGGGAGCATCAACAAAGGGTAACACATTACTACAATACTTTGGTCTGACGGCTAATGAAATTATTGCGATTGCAGAGGTAAACAAGGACAAATATGGATTGAAGACAGTTGGTACAGGTATACCAATTATTCCTGAAACTGAGGCTTTAGTAGTACGTCCAGATTATTTTCTAGTTTTACCGTGGCACTTCATTAATGATTTTGTGGAAAGGAATCAAGATTACTTAGATGCTGGTGGAGGTTTCATAGTTCCATGTCCAGAACCAGCGGTTATAACAAAGGATGGAAAGAAATTACTATGAGGGTTTTAGTAGTAAATCATTCAGAACAGTCTTGTGGCGTTTGGCAATTTGGTAAGCGTTTCCATACTCTAGCAGAAAGATCAAAAAAGTTTGAGTATATTTACAGGGAAATAGATTCCTTACAACAGCTTAAAGCTACTATAGATGAATTGAAGCCAAAGTTAATTATCTATAACTGGTATCCTGTAACAATGACATGGTTATCAGAAGAATGGGTAGCTAAGCAGATCGAATTCAAGCAGTTTTTTATCTTTCATGATGGTTTTGTAAGGAAGCATTATGATGGCTATCTATTCACAGGAGCGGGGGAGAAAGACCCAGAGGCTAGGCGGATTTATTTGGAGAAGTCATTTGTATTACCACGTCCTCTGTTTGAATATGAAAATACCTATGAAAAGAATGAAATACCACACATAGGAAGTTTTGGACTTGGTGGTTGGCATAAAGGTTTTCCGGACTTGGTTACTATGGTAACTAATACTTTTGACAAGGCTGTACTGAATATTCATATGCCAACGGCTACGTTTGGAGATGCACAAGGTATGGAGGCGAGAAAGATTGCTAACATGTGTAGGGAACTCAATACCGATCCAGATATACAACTAAATTTGACACATGATCTCCTATCAAATGAAGGTGTTCTAGATTTCTTAGCTAAAAATGATTTGAATGCTTTTCTTTATTCTGCATCAAATGAGGGTCTCTCAAGCGTTATAGACTATGCTCTATCTGTACAAAGACCAATAGCTATTACGAATGATATGATGTTCAGACATTTTGCAAATGATGAGATCATAATTAGTGAAAATAATTCGTTGATTGATATTTTGAATAGAGGTACTAAACCTTTAGAAAAATTTTACGAGATGTGGAACGTGGGTAGGTTTGTAGAGGAGTTGGATAATGTCATTGAATCGAATATTAACTGATGTAGATAGGAAGAATCTTGAACCACTCATAGAGAAAATGTTTGAGCTATGTCCTGAAACCATGAGCAGAAAAATTCCACAGGCTAATGTTCAACAAGCTTTTGCATTAGATTATATAATAAAATTACTGGCTTTTTTTGATGGTCTGAGTATGTTATGTGTAGGGTCTTTCGAGGATACTGTATCAGAATCTTTGGAACAAACGGGTTACGACGTAGTAAATATAGACCCCGCCATAAATATGGATTTGACAACATTTCGTAAGTCAACAGATCAGAAGTTCGATGTTATCTTTTCAGTTTCTGTGATAGAACATGTTAAAGACGACGAAGAATTTATAGATGATATATGCAATCTTTTGGAGGATGGAGGAATCGCTATACTAACTTGTGATTTCAAAGATGATTACAAAACTGGCGACCCCCTACCTGCCACAGATGTACGATTTTATACTAAGAAGGATTTGACAGAGCGATTACCAAAGATATTAGAAAAAAATGATTGTTCTTTATTTGATGAACCTCACTTAGAAGAACCACCAAATTTTCTGTATCAAGGACATACATACAGCTTTGCAACATTTGTTTTTATGAAGCATTTTGTAAAGGAAAAGGATAGCAAAGATGGAAATTGACAAAAAAAGTATAGGAGTTCTCGTTGATGAGTTGATTACTACAAGTCTGAAATGTTGGTTTGCACAAGAAGTAGTAATGAGTTCAGAAGATGAGAAAGAGTTGGCTAAAGCAGCAAAGCAAGCACAACTCATGAATGCAAGAAGAAACTCTTTAATCAGAGCTATAGATACAAGATTGGGAGAGGAAAATATTTCTCCGACAGGTAAGACGTATGGATAAAAAGGTTATATTTTACAATCACTTTGGGAATGGAGATATCTTTGAATCCAGAGAATTCGTGAAAGAATACATGGAGAAGATACCGGCAGATAATTATTACTATGCACATGGGAAGGACCCAAAGATTCTTGCTGACATGACAGAACTCCAGTTTATGGATGTTACTGACACTATGAATGCAATGAAGGCAGTCCTAGTAACAGATAATGAAATCTATATCAACACTTGGATAGGAAGAGACGGAAGATATGTACTTCCAGGAATAGGATGTGTAGTTGAAAGTCTATATTACATGCACAATGAGATACTTAGTATTTTAGGTCTTGAACCATTAAAGAAAGAAATGATAGAGTATGTCCCTAGTATAGATTATTCTTATTATGAAATAGATAAAATAGATGAATTTTTGAACAAGAACACTAATAGAAAAGTTCTTATTTCAAATGGTCCAGTACAGTCGTGTCAGGCAGAGAATTTTGATTTCACTGAACCAATAAGAATGGTAGCAGAAACATTTCTAGATATTACATTTTTGGTAACAAGCCCCGCTTATATAAAAATGGACAATGTAGTCTATACAAGTGATCTGATACAGGCTGGGTTTGATCTGAATGAAATTTCTTATTTGAGTTTGTTCTGTGATACACACATAGGAAGAAATTCTGGACCACACGTGTTTGCACAAGTAAGAGAGAATTGGGATGATAATAATAAAATTACACTATCATTTACATATAAAAAGATAGCATCACATTTTATATATAAACTACCAACTAATATGAGAAAGCGGTGGTCAGGAGCAACGGATGAAATTGAGGTATATAATGCTATGGCTCAAGCTATAAGGAGAGGACAATGAGTACACTAATAGGAATAGTTACATTTGGTAATTTCGAATTTACCAAATTAACGGTAAGGGGTATAAGAGAAACCACAAAAAATTCTTATGATTTATTTGCTGTAGTAGGTAAACCAGAAGATATAGAAACAAAAGAGTGGTTAGAAGAGGAAGGGATACCACATGTGGTACATGATTATAATTATGGATTTCCATACTCTGTAAATGATATGTATGACTATGCGTGGAAAGAAAATGATTATGATAACTTGATAATAATTGGAAATGATGTTATACCATATCCATACGCCATAGATTCTTTAATCGAGGTAGCTGAGACTACGGATTACGATTGGATTTGTGCTAGACAACTAGATGTTAAGACTTTAGTAAAGGTATGGCCTGAGACACAACAGTATTTTGAAGGGGGAAATTTTAAATTTGAAAGATTTGATACACGTCCTTGGGAAGTTGAGTCTGGTTACAAAAAGGAGATTGAAATTAATGGTACTCCGATGAGTGATGTCCATAATTTAGCATTATTCAAAAGAAGTGTGTTTGACAAAATAGGGTATATTGATGTGAACTTTTATCCTGCATACTATGAAGATAATGACTATGTTAGACGTGGACTTCTCTCTGATGTGAAATCTTGTACTGTCAATAATGCAATATACTTTCACTTCTGGAGTAGAACTATTCATCAAGGTTCAGGTGGTTCGAACCACATGTTCTTTAATCTGAATAGAAACTTCTATATAAACAAGTGGGGCGGGGATTTTTCACATGAGATATATGAAATACCATTCGACGGTAAGGAATATACCCTAGCACCGGAACTTGTTTTACAACCTGTATTATTTCTAAAAGACAGGTCACAAGAACAAGACATAGCTAGATTTTGGAAAAGAAAAGGTAGTTAATGGCGCTCACAGAAAAAGTAACACGGGAAGATTTGATACTGTATGAATTGATACGCCATCCAGTAATGTGTGGGGAGTTCTACAGACAGATGGATATCCCAGACTGGAAAGAAGAAACTTGGGAATATTCTTCGTATCAAATTGAATATTTAGCTGACTTTGGAAACTATGTTTCACTGTGTTGTGGTCGTGCTGTTGGTAAGACTGTAACACTTACAGACTACATCTTATGGATTTTGCTAAATGAATTATATGGTAATGAATATATAGTTTACACAGTACCAAGTAAGGTACACCTTGAGCCTGTATTCTTCAGTCTTATCAAAGTGTTGAGAAATAATCCTTTATTACAACATTATATTCAACCCAGGGCTGGAATTAATTCATCAAACCATACTATTAAGTTGATGAATGGCGCTCAACTACTATGCCGAATTGCAGGACAAAGCGGTACTGGTGCAAATGTTATCGGTCTACATACACCAGTAATTATTCTGGATGAGGCAGGTTACTATCCTTGGGGAACTTGGATGGAGTTACAACCCGTACTAAACTCTTGGCAGGATGGGCACAAGTTGTTTGTTTCAGGTGTTCCAACAGGATTACGAGAAAACAACGTTTTATATTACGCTGATGAAGTTGATGATAAGTTTAATCATCATAGAACATCAGCACATGAAAATCCTCGCTATACTGAGACTGACGAACATAGAAATTTGAAACAATATGGCGGTACAGACAGCGAAGATTACATTCATTTAGTTCTTGGAAGACATGGTGCACCTACATTTGCGGTATTTGATAGACGTCTAATGGAAGTAGATACCTACCCTGTTTACAAGGTAAAGATGAATGGAACCGAAAACAGTTATGGCGAAATGATTAATAAATTAGCGTTATTACCTAAGATTTTGGACGACAAAGTAGACCTAAAAATCATGGGAATTGACACTGGTTATACAGAACCTACTGCAATTGTGATATTATATGAGAAGAAGGGAGTACTGAAATTCCACGCCCGTATTCAAATGACAAAAGTGGAATATCAGGTACAAGAAAAACTAATAGATTTCTTGGATACACACTTCGGCAATCCAGAGGTAATAGGTGTTGACGCTGGTAATGAACAAGGTTTAGTTCACCACCTGATGAATGATGATGCTTTCATTCACAAGAACTACAAGAAGCGAATGTATTCTGTAAAGTTTGGTTCTTGGTTAGAGCTTGGTGAGACACCTGATGGTGAGGTAATAAAGTCTAAGACAAAACCATTTTCGGTTAGTTTATTACAAGAGTATTCGAATTCACATAAGATTGTATACTCTTCAACGGATATGGAATTAATCACCGAGATGGAGCGAATGACATATACCAAGACCCCTACAGGGGATGTGGTGTATAGAACTCTAACTCCTAGAGGTGGAAAACGAGGAGAAGACCACTTTACTGCGGCACTGCTTTGTGGAGTACTAACTTATTACATGATGATTGATGGTCGTCTGTTTTCTAAGCCACAAGTAAAATTAGCAACTGCACGGTGGGTGAGAGGATAATAATATGGCTAATGATGAAAGTGTAAAGGATGAAAATGTAAAGGATGAAAGTGTAAAAAGACTAGCGAAAGCGTCCTTTGCAATTTATCCATCAATGACTCAAACCATGACATCAAACCCTTGGATTGGGACAGTGGACAAGCTATCTTTTGATAACCACGCTACGTATGAAAAAGTTGTTAGGGATTGTAGATTTTATTTTAGACATGACCCACTAGCATCAACGGTTATTAATAAGTTAGTGGATATTGCAATAAATGACTTGGTTATCGAACCAGAGGGGTCTATCACGGTTACAGAACAATCAATCTTTAACTCTCTTAGTGAAGATTTGATAGATTTTCTACGAAAGGCTGCTTTTGAATATTTGATTACCGGATTGTTAGTTCCAGAAATAAAATTAACTAGAATAAATAAAGTGGCGTTGCGTGATAAATACATCAAGAGAATTACAAGTTTACTATATCCCACAAGCATGTGGATTCGTGACTCTAAAGACATTGAAATAAAACGACCTTTGATTACTGAAAAGGAATCATATTTCTTAAAGATTCCAGAAGAAGTTGTTATCTTTCTACAAAGTGGCGGTACATATGCTGATGGTGATAAAGATATTGAACTATACAGAGAAATAGTAAAGATGTACCCTGAGTTTGTTAGAGATGTTATAGAGAGTAATAAGTACAAGATTTTATTGGAAAACCCATTGGTTATAAAAGCCATAGCATTAGCAGATAGTGCTTATCCAATTCCTTATTTATATCCGGCTCTTGAAGCATTGAAACACAAAAGAAATCTTCGAAGAATGGATTATTCAGTAGCTGCCAGAGTTATAAGTGCTATTCTACATGTAACTGTTGGTAACGATGATTATCCATTGACAGAAGATCAAGAGGATGTTTTGACAGCGTTGGAAGAAAAATTCAAGTGGAGAGAGAACCTTTCAGTTGATGAAATCGAAAGAGTGTTTGCATTTTTCACTAACCACACTGTAGGACTTGAATGGATATTCCCAGAAGTTGATACACTCTTGGATGATAAGAAATATGAGACAGTAAATCAGGATATATTGGTTGCGTTAGGATTTCCCAGAATTCTAATTACAGGAGAGACAGAACGCTCGTTTGCATCTGATCCACAGATTGCTACGTTATCACCAATTCATACAATGGAGAAGATTCAGAAGAAACTACTACCCATTGCTAAGAAAGTATTTTTTGAGATGCGTCGTCATAATCGTGTGATAAGTAATGTCCCAAGAGTTTCATTCAAGCCTATCAACTTGATGAGTTTACAATTGTTCTATGATGGTCTACAGACTCTATATGAATCTGGTAACCTGTCTAGAGCATCATATACAAAATCATATGGTTTCGATTACAGAACCGAAATGTTACAACGTGCTGAGAATGAAGAATTGATTGAAGAATTAGACCTTGACCCTGTTGCACCATCAAATGTACCAGGTGCCGGTGATCCTGGACGACCAACAGAACCACCAGAATAATATCATTGGTGAAGCATTGTACCAATGAGAAAAGCTAAAAAAGGTCAAAAATGGTAAAAAGAGGGCTAAATTACGATGAAAACTATCAACATAATCGCAAATGATGTACAATTAATGTTAGAGGATGAGAAATTAGGCGAAGCTGTTGCCTCAATCTCTCTGAATCCGAATGTTACTTGGCTAAAAATGGTCATTACTGATGACAAACCCAACGCCAATAACATGCGAATTCCTAAAGAGGAGTTTGCAAGTGTCATAAATACAGCAGTATATATGCCATTAAAGATGGCTATGGGTGAGATTAGTGAAGGACATGAAGAAACCTTACCGATTGGTTCTATAGCCCATCTTACCAATGAAGGAGATCACGTAATAGCTTTAGCTGCATTATGGAACAGGGAGCGTCCTGAAGATATAGAGATTCTGAAAGAACGCTATGAAAACGGAAAGAACATTGATGTTTCGTGGGAGCTAAACTTTGACGTAACTGCTTCAGTTGAAAACGATGATGGAATTTTAGAACTAAAAAACGTAGAGATGAATGCGGTGACAATTGTAGGACTACCCTCATATGAAGGTAGGACCGGAGTTACTGCGTTAGCATCCAAAGAAGATGAAGGAGAATCGGAAGCTATGGATACAATTAAGCGAGAAGATCACGACAAAATCGTTAAAACCTTTGAAGAAAAAGAGAAAGATTTTGAGATAAAATTGTCTGAAGCTTCAACCCGTATTGAAGAGCTAGAGGTTGCGAATGAAGCGCTTGCATCTGCTAAGGCAGAACTTGATGAAATGAAACCCAAGTTTGATGAGCTAGAAACGTTCAAGACCGCGGCCGACGCTGTAAAAGAGCGTGAAGAGAAACTTGTTAGTATTCGTACTAAGTTTGCAGAAGCAGGCATTGAAGTAACTGATGAATACATGGAAGAGCGTGAGGAAACTCTGCTTGGCATGGAAGAAGCATCATTAGATTTCTTCATTCAGGAACTAGTTTCCTTCAAGACGAAAGAAGATGATGACGATGATGAAGCTAACGCTTCAATAAATCTCACATCAAAGGTACCTGACTTAAAGAGAAAGTCAGAAAAAGATGTTGAGCCCGATGACATCGTAGCAGCGCTACGAGAACTAGACACAAAGAAATAAGCCAAAGGGTTCTTTGGAGGAAATTGAGAAATGGAAATTAATAAGTATACCGACATAATGGGAGTAGTAGTTACAGAGGATATTGTCGAAGGCCGTATGGTTGTAATGACCTCACATACTTGGGATCACAACTTCGGTTCGAAAGTTGATCTACCTGGTGTAAAACTACCAGCCGATTCAACTGAAGCCGCAATTGCTAAGTACTGTCTAACATGGCCCGTGAACAATTCCAATGCAGAAGGTCCAATCAAGATGTTTGTTCCTACTCCTAGTTTTGATTGGGCAATGAGAGCCGGTGGCTGGGATCAATCAGCTAACGTGCCTTTCAGTGCTGTCGTTCATTTGACATATCCTGGACATAAAGAAGGAGTTACAATTCCTTCTGGTTGGCAGGCGTTGGCATTTGATCGTGGTGTCTTCACTGTCCCATCCGGTGCATTTGTATATTCAGCAGACCTTGTAGCTGGTGCACCTCTGGAAGTTCTGAATACAGCAGATGATGGAGCAAGTGAATCAGGGAAATTAGCGTATAACGCAGCCGGAACGATAGCGGTGGTTGAGAGATTCGATTCAGACGAATACTCCCTAACATTTAGGACTCTATAAAAAATAAGGAGATAGAAACATGGATGAGAAGAAATTGGCTTCAGCCGTTGCATCTATGATGACTGATCCACTAAAGCGTGATGCTTTGGCGGAAATGATTGTGGAATTTGTTCAACCAAACCACTTAACAACGGACTTTATTTCAGGTCTGTTGAGTTCCCGCCGTCTAAAACCAGGTGATTCACTTGTGAAGAAAGTTCGAAAAGGCATCAAGGTACGCACGTTGGTACCTGGCGCTGTGCATCTAGCTAGTGAGATCACAGTTTCAGAACGTATGAACTACATTCTGGACGGAGCAGACGTCAAAGTTACCTACAACCAGTGGGAACTTGAAAGTGGCGAGATTGGTACGATCCAAGAGATTCGTAGCGAGATGGCCGCAAAGCTCAATGACTATTACATCAATAAGGTATACACTGCCCTTGGTTCAATTTGGAACGCTTCAAATACCCCAAGTAACTATACTTCTGTTGGTACAGCAATTGATGCTACGTCACTCGAAACAGCCATTAATCAGATTAACCAGACAACCTCTGGTGCGAAAGCTATTGTTGGTTCACGTGCAGCCGTAACTCCGATTACGAAGTTTGGTGCATTCTGGACTGATGGTACAAACGTTGGATATGATCCAAATGATATCCAGGCTATTCGCCAGACCGGTTGGATTGGCCGTTATTACGGTGTTCCGATTAAGGTCGTTGAACAGTCATATGACAACCCAGAAGACTACAACAAACTAGTACCCGAAGATTATATCCTTGTAATTGGTGAGGGTGTTGGTGAATTTATTACTTACGGCGACGTGAAAACGAAGCAGTGGAGTGATATGAATCCTACGCCACCACAATGGATGCTGGAAATTTATCAGCAATTCGGTATGATTATTGATAATGCAATGGGCATTTATATGCTCGATAATTTGTCATAAGTTTAGGTTATAGGGGGACGTTAACTCGTCCCCCTTATTGCCTTATAATTAAATAAAGGAGAGAGAAATGTCTAACACAGATTATGATGTTTTTTCTGCTATGCAGGATGGCGAACCACTGGCAGTATATAAAAAAGGTATTTTGGGAAAGGTTCATGTTGTTACTCTTAATCCCTTCACGGAGGAAGCGGAAGGGATTATTTTAGAAGGAAATCCAGCTAAAGCTGATGAAATTGAGACACAGATTATTGAACTGTGGACAAAGAAAGCACAATTGTTTTTTGAACGTATGAATAAAAAACATATTGCGGCTGGACGATTAAGCTTGGTTCAACGAGCAACATTACCAGTAGCAACACCATCACCCAATATTATTTCAGACGAGGAAATTGATAAATTATTAAATTCAAAATTCTTGGCACTGAAGGCACGTTTAGATAAATTTACAGACTCAGCTCCTGTATTCAGACTTGTAAATAGAGCTAGAGAATTAGAAAAATCAGAAAAGATCATTAAACATATTGAAGAGAGAATTTCACAACTTCAACTAAAGAAGTATGAAGTACCAAGGATATCAGAAGTCGAGGAATAACAAATGACAACGACAGTAAATCTTTCATATATGATTCCAAGGCTTAGGCTTCATTTGGGTGATATTGATCCCGATAGTTACAGACACTTAGACGAATGGCTTAGATTATCGTTGGTTGTGAGTGTAGAAACATTACAAACGTGGTGGAACTATAAGTATTTGATTGATGATAATAACGATGTGTACCGAAACTCTAAAATTAGGTTTTTACACTCACAGCCTCCAGTAATACAGAGGGCTGATATAAAACCAATCATTTTAATGGCAGCCATTATAATCAAATCGGGAGATTTAGAAAACTTTTCATGGAACGTTGGAGCTTGGCGTGATGCTGAGATTTCATATTCCAATATTGAAGGAAGTCGAAGAAAAGGTGATATGTTAACAAGAGATTGGGAGGAATTGACTAGTATCCTGAAACCTCCTCAAAAGAGGCTTGCAGAGTCAACTAAAGGACATTTGCCAGGATATGTGGGTAATCCATTTGAACACGACTAACGGAGGTCTAGGATGTCAGAAGGTAAGGTAAGAATACTATGGGTAAGTGATGGTGAGGCACCTACAGGTTTTTCAAGAGTGGCACATAATTTAATTGGAAATTTGAATTCTAAAAAGTATGATATTCATCATCTAGCTATAAATTATCGTGGCGATCCTCATGAAAACTGGTGGAAGTTATACCCAGCAGCAACAGGAGGAGACTTGTGGGGGTTTGGTAGATTTATTAATATGATACGGTTTATTCAACCACATGTGATCTTTTTGTTGAATGACCCTTGGGTTCTACAACAATATTTAGCAAGCATGATTCAAGCAAAGGGAGAGCTACCTGGAATTGAAAATATTCCTGTAGTTACTTACTTTCCCGTTGATGCTAAAGAACACGATCCTACATGGTTCAGAGATTATGCAGAATTAGTAGATAAGATTTGTGTATATACAAAATGGGGTAAGGATGTAATTTTGGAGACTGGTTCAATAAATCCAACACTGGTTGATATTTTACCACATGGAGCAAGTTCAAACTTATTCTATAAGATTCCAGATGTTACAGAAGGAAAGAAGGTACTAAAAACAGGAAGACAAGTAGCTAGAGAAGCTATCTTTCCTTTGAAGGGAAAGCCAGAATTTCTAAATTCTTTCATTGTGCTTAATGCTAATAGAAATCAACCACGAAAGAGAATTGATATTACACTAAAAGCCTTCTCAGAATTTGCGAGAGGGAAACCTAAAAATATAAAGCTGTACCTTCACATGGGAGTGAAGGATATGGGGTGGGATATTGTACGTCTTGCACAGAGATATGGCTTCGATGAGAGACTAGCAATTAGTTCTTCTAATCCGAGTTTACCCCACGTTCCTGATGATAGGCTAAATCTAATCTACAACGCTTGTGATGTTGGTTTACAAACAAGCATGGGAGAAGGTTGGGGCTTGACATCGTGGGAACACGCGGCTACAGGAGCACCTCAGATTGTACCTGACCATTCAGTACTGCCCGAAATTTGGGGTGATGCAGCAATGTACATACCTACAATTGCTGACCATGTTTACGAGGGCACTCATACTGTTGGCAGGGTTCCAAGTACAGATGGCTTAGTTGAAAAACTAGAAGAGGCATATCAAGATTGGAAAACCGGCGGCGAGATGTTAAAGGGTTTGGGTGAAAAAGCTATTGCCGTTACTAAGAAACCCAAATATCAATGGAAAAATATCGCCAAGAAGTTAGATAAAATATTCGATGAAGTAAAAGGTACTAATGTCAATACACTGGCCGGATAACACGACTGATATTATAGACGATATAAGGGATGCCATTGGTAGGAATGTCACCATATACACAACAGTATCTGGTATACCATGTCCTGCTTCAGGTTGTAGCTTGGACCCTGTTACTAATTTATCGGTAAATCAATTCTGTATCACATGTAGCGGAGATTATTGGATAGATACTGCATCCGGTGTTACAGTCACTGCACACGTTCGAATGAAAAACGTAGACGTTCCTGTTTGGACTGTAGGCGGATTTATTGTAGACGGTGATGCTCAGATACAAGTGAAGTACACCGTAGCAGCAGTATCAGCCATAGAAGGTGCAGAATATTACGAGGTTGATGGAAAAGAGTTTATTCAAAAAGACTTATCATTCAGAGGAGTTCCCACTGTAAACAGAATTGTGGTTACACTGGTAGAAAAGGAAGGTTAAGATGGATTCGGAAATTACTATTGAAGGTTTGGATATGATTGATGTTGTTCGCTTCATCAGTCGTAAGAAAGATAAATTCATCGCTATTGGACTTGCTGATTTAGAAGAAGTAATGGACAAAGATAGCAATGAATATAAATTTGTGAGGAAACTATTCTTAGATGCTTTCAACGATTACACACGATCAATTATGAGAACACTATTTGGTAACGTTGAAGGCTTAACGATGAAATAATGGTAACAAGAGAGTATACACCAACATATATTCCATCACTCACACATAAGTCAAGAGAGTGGGCAAGTATATTTCAAATGAGGTCAGAAGAAGCCACTAAACGATTATACCCCATAGCTCTCGGTGAGGTTTTAGATGTTATTGTAAGTATCATAGAAGAAGAACTAGAATATGCGATAAATAGTTCAAATGAGTATGATAGATATCAATGGATGTTGGGAGCACTAAAAGATAAATTAGCTGTTCCAGAGGCAATAGTATTAGACAGTAATACTGGTAGAATCTATTTACGGGGTGGTTTTGAAAATTTAGGTGGGGATTCTGGTGATTTTTGGGATGGTGTAGAAGCTGTACGAGCTGATTTGAGAGAGGATTCTGAGAGTACAAAAGTATTATCAGCTGCTCAAAAAGCCGCTTTCTGGGCAAACAAAGTGTGGCCTAGTGATTACTACTATAGTAGAACAATGGCTGCACGACGTAGATATTGGGGAGATTTAACTCCTTGGTGGATATGGTTAGACTCTGGAAACAGTGACTCTACATATGCTTATCCTACAAGTGGTGCAACATATTTTGTTGATAAGGCAGAGGGTCGTGCAAATGAAGTTTTTGAATTAGCGTTAGACGAAATGGCTAATGAAGCAGAAAATATCGTTTATGAGGCAGTTGATTTGTATATATCGGACCCAGATTCATTTCAACCATTTGATGTTTTAGCATCATTCTGGGAACAAGGACGACCTTATGAAGTGTATATAACAGAAACAGGTAGAATAGGTACCCGCTTAGGACGTTAGGAGAAATGAATGTTTATTGAAAGACTACAAGACCTAAGTATATTTCATTGGTTGCAGGATGATATCCTGGTTACTTATACAACGGTTAAGGTGAACGACGGCTTTCCACAAGAAGACTTACAAATTCCTTCAGTCTCGGTTGAATCACATGATATTCGTCCTAGACAAAAGGAGTTGGGTAATAGAAAAAGTAGACGACAGCGAATGTGGACTATAGAAATAATTGCGTCTAATAAAGCCCAAAGAGATGAGCTTACGTCTATTGTTTTAGAAGACTTGGAATATGGAATTCCCGTTTATGATTATAATGAGGGTTTTCCACCATCCATTTCCCCAACGGAATTAGGGCTATTACGTCCTATAGATTGGGAAGTGAGGACGGTAAGGATTTTTCCAGACTTGGTTGAGAAGTTGTACTGGAGAAACACTATAAGATTTTTTACAGAATATAACGCAATTTAGGAGGAAGTTAGATGGCTAGAAGAGTAGCAATACCATCTAAGCACGTCCAATTAAAACTAGTTGGCGAAAGGGATTCGTTAGTAATTCCAAGAATTCAGCGTTTGTCACTTAATGCAGATAGACCATCAACTGATATTGATGAGTTAGGTAACAGACTACACGCTGGAACTGTGGAAGATGTTCCTAACGTAACTGCGACATTCCAGGCGATGGATGTTGGTATCAAACTGTTCTCAATTTTGACAGGTACAGATGCCACTTCTTACCCTGCGTCAGGTGTGAGTATTTCTGAGATTGGTGAGGTAGACCTTATCGCAGCAATCAAAGATTACACAGTGGAAGATTATGTGAAATTTGCTCATGCTCGTAAATGTACTGTTCGTGATTTTTCATTCAACTATTCAGTTGATGGAGAATCAACCGAAGAGTATACACTAATTGGTACGCAGAAACGTTGGTTCAAGAATGATGTTGTTGTTGATAAGTTCATTACTGGAACAGATTCATTCACACTCAATGAGACACCTGTGGCATTGAAGAATGGAAATGATTGTTTGACAGTAATTATGGATGGTGTGTATCTCGAAGAGGTTGCATCATCACCAGCAACGGGTGAATATGAAGTAACAGGTACAACCCTGTCAACTTTTGACACTCGTACAAGTCAAGTACTAGCGATTTACCAAGCAACGCCAACAGGAACTAACTGGAGCGATGTAGACGATGACACAATGCCAGCCGCTATCCGTGGTTTAGATGTACCCGTAGTATTACTGGCAAATGGTATTGACAGAGTACAATCAGTTACGCTGAATGGTACTTTCAATCCTGAAACAGTACGTGAAATGGGTAACCGTGATGTTGTTGGTTATCAGTTACAAGTTCCTAGTGTGACAGGTACTATCACAGTGCTTGACACCGATACAGAACTTGTTTCTCTGTTCACAACTGGAGAATTGAACCCAGCAGACACAGAATTTCAGGCTTCAGAGTATACAGCGTCTGGTATCAGTTTGGACATCAAGATGCAAGACCCTACTGATAAAGTAGACCCGTTTACTATTTTGAAAACTGTATATATACCTACGATAATCGTAACAAGTGATGGGTTCACATCAAACGTGAATGCCAACGCACAACAGACATTTGATATTAAATCAGAAGATGGTGACATTCAAGTTTTCGAAGGCGAACGTTCATAATTTTCTGAATACATAGCCAAAAGGGATTACAAAAGGGGCTACATACAATCATTGATTGGTATGTGGTCCCTTTCCTTAATTATAGGAGCGGAGAAATGAAAAATGTAGAAAGAAATGACGTAGATATTACCAAACTTTTTAGGTACAAGACAGAAGTTGAGGTAAAGGATGAAATGACCGGTGATAGTGGTAAGTTTTACTTACGTATTATCGGTGATGCTGATTTAAATAGAGCAAGAGTATTTGGTCTACGTAAAGCAGCACAGTTGCGAAAGGAATTAAAAGACCCAGAATCAGAAATAAGAGAAGCCTATATTACAGAGTTCACAGATGTTGTTTCAAATGAACTATTAATAGAGAGTATTCTTATCATGAGAACTGGAGAAATGCAACGGGAAATTGTAAATATGACGGATGTTCCTGAACCTAAAGTCCCTAAGAGCACTGCACCACAGGAAAAACAAGAGGCTTTTCAATTAGAAGTAGATTCTTATGAAGAAAGATATCGTAAAGAATATGGAAAAAATGCTAAAAAAATAGAAAAGAGAGAAAGAAAAGCTTTTGAAGGTATTGATGCTACAGAGCTTTATGCACTATATGAAGGAACGGTCATTGATAGAATGTGTACAGAAGAAATGACCACAAGATACTATGAAATGTGTGTTTTCACGGGTACATATGGTGATCCTGATTATAAAAAAAGAGCTTTTGCTGATTTTGAAGAGTTTGACAACGCATCATCTCATTTGAAAGATAGATTGATGGAACAATACAGACACTTAGAACTTGGAATGTCAGAACTAAAAAAATTACCAGAAGCAACGGAATAGCAAGTTTATGGATGGTTTACAAAAATAGCCATCTTCCGTTGCATGAGGGTTTACCTCCAGTAGATGAATTACCTTGGACAATTAGTTACGTAATGAAGAAAAGAACACAAATTGATTCTTTCAACGAATTACCAAAAGAAAAGCGCCCACCAGATAGTATATTATGGTATGGGACTCCCGAAGAATTAGATATTTGGTTCGACAAAGTGCTTGATAGAAAGGAAACACCGGGCCAAGAAGTTATATTAGATATTAGAGAAGACGAAATAGGATAATATACAAATGTCACCAGTCAGAGGAACAGCGGTTGCCGGAAACCAGGGCCAACGTGTACAAGCATCTATGAGAGCGCTTGTAAAAGAGTTGCAAGCTATTGCTACTCAGGCCAATCTTACGGACGATCAATTAGAACGATTTGAACAAATATTAAATACCATAAGTGGTGCCAGTGGTCAATTTGCTCCTAAAATGGCAAAAGTAGCTTCAGCTATCAACGAGATGGCTGGGGCATTGGCGTCTGCTGGTTCTCCTAACCGTGTTACTCAAATCAATGCTGTAAGACAAGCACTATTTCAATTAGCTAAAGATTATGAAAGGGTAGGAACTGTCCAGCGTCAAATGCAAATGATTTCTGGACTACCGCCACAAGAAAGATTAAGAGCCGGTATGGAATACCGGAGTGAATATCAAACACAAGCTGGTTATTTGCAAAAAGCTGCCATGACTGCTCAACCACAAGACTTGGCAGGTCAATCAGCAGCAGCAATACGAGATCAAATTGGTGCTAGAGCAACCGCACTACGACTTGCTGATGAAATGCAGAATAAACTTCTCCAACAGTCTGTTGAAGAAAAGAAAATAACCATAGAAGTAGAAAGACGTGCTACCGCAGAACAACAAACTATTGTGGCTCTTCAACAAGCTGTAGAACTTCGTAGAGAGGGATTTAGACAATCACTTACTGGAAGGAGGGGTTTACAAGAACGTATGACAGAGGGAAGACCATTAGGTGTTGCTGCTGGTGAGGGCAGACTTGGGGCACTCTCTGATGAAAAGTCCATTGGACAAATTCTTCAAAAGTATCGTGGTTTTATTGGTACTGATGTTGGTGTAGAAAATCTTCGTAAAAGAATGGAAGCTCTTGGAATTACTAATGCAAGGGTAACATCTGCAACGGAGGAACTATCCACTGGTGTTAGAACGTTTGGGTTTGCTATTGATAGAAATGATGGTTCTGTAGCGAGAGCTACGGTAAGAATGGATCGTTTCGGTAACATAATGAGAGATGTTGGTACTAGATTTAGAAGTTGGTCATCTGCCATTAGTAATAACCTGATAAAAGTTGTACAATGGGGTCTAGCAACAGGTGTGGTATATGGAATTATGAGAGGGTTCCGTCAAGTACTAAAGGAAATAATTGACATAGAAAGTGAATTAGCCAATGTACAAATTGCATTAGGAAAAGGTGCTGGCGATTTAAATACAATATTCAAAGAAGCAGCAGAAGTAGCCAATCTTACAAGTTCAAGTGTAAAAGGTGTAATAGAAGGTTATACATTAGCTTACCAAGCTGCTGGTGAATTTGAAGACCCAACGTTGAGAGCAGCCGCTGCAAATAATCTATTACAAGAATCTATGATCCTTGCAACACTTTCAGGCACAAATCAAGCTGAAGCAATGGATACACTTGTTGGTGCTTTACGTCAGACGGGTCAAGAACTTACAGACGGGCGTGAGCTATTAGATAGATGGGTAGCAGTATCCCGTGAATCTAATGTATCATTGAATACACTAGCACAAACTTATGCTATTGTAGGAGCTACAGCAAAAGGTCTTGGTCTATCATTTGAAGAATTGAACGCTCTTACAGCCACACTAGCGGAAGCAACTGGTTTATCAGCAACAGAAACTGGTAATGCTATCCGTGGTATTGTGGCTGGTTTTCAAACAGCTCAAGCTGAAAAGGTTCTGGATAAGTTTGGTATTGAAACTAGAAAGGCTACGGGAGAGCTTCGTAACTTCTGGGATTTGTTAAATGAGGTTTCATTCTTGTTGCAAAGTGGTGCTATTTCGGGAGCAGAACTTACAGAGATTGCAAACGCTATTGGTGGAGGTTATCGTCGTGGTGCTCAAGTACAAACAATTCTTGAGGGTATGTCTAGAGCACAGCAACTTGTAGGAGTGCAGATGAATGCTTCTGGAGAAGCTGCTGATGCACTTGATACAAAGATGGCAACATTACAATCTGCAATAACTCGATTGGGAAATGCATTTACTAATCTTGCACAAGGTTTAGGAGATGAGGGTGGTTTTCTAGGTGCGTCTAGAGGAATCGTAGAAGTTCTGACACTCTTTGTGAATGTTTTAGACAGCTTAGTTTCTGGCTTGGGTAAAGCCACACCACTGTTGTTAACATTTGGTGCTGCTTGGTTAGCACTTCAAAGTGGGCAAGGGAAAGCACTGTTAGGAAGACCGGCTGGAGGACTTCTCACAGGAGCTGCAAGAGCGGTTGCACCACAAGGTTCAAATCTAATACAAGATCGTTTAGGTGGACAGTATGGATTTGCAGCCGGATATACTAGAGGTGGTGCCGCTGGTGCAATACGGGGTGGTGTACAAGCAAAATTAGGAGGAATAGACCCTCTTTCATTAATGGCCGCAGTTGGGCCTGCATTACTTACTATAGCAGATACTATAAAAAAACCAGCCGGTGAGCAGGTAGAAGGGTATGAAAAAGCTGGTGTTCAGATCGCAGGAGGTATCGCAGGAGCACTTATTGCTGGTCCTATAGGTGCTATTCTTGGTAGTACAATCGGTGGTGCATTTGCTGACGCTGTACTTGATGAAGACAGAGAGATTGGTGGTCGTTTAGCAGAACACTTCTTGAGAGCTTCTGAAGATGGTGATAGGGATGAGCCTAGAGCAACATTAAATGAAGAACTTACACGCTCATTACACCCTCTTGTACGATTAGGTGCTGACCTTGCTTCATTTTCAGCTCGTATAGTAGAATGGGTTGGACCAGCAAGAGGGAGTGGAATTGGTCAAACACCAGACGAAGTATTTGAATCTGAAGATGTTCTTATTGGTTTATTACAGGGTCAAATTGGTTCAGGTCTAATTCAGGGACTAATTACTGATGAACAACGAGCACAGTTTGAAGAACTTTGGGGTGAAATGATTCAGGAGGGAATAGAAGCAGGTGATATTAGTGGTCCATTCAGAAAATCGGTTCAGGAAGGTATACCAGAAATTGAGAGCACAGCAGAAAATGTAGTGAAGGCATTTATAGAAGAATCTCAAAGACAGTTTGTATTAGGTGATATAGATGTAAGTGATATGTTTGGTATATCTGAACTTTCTGTTCAAACAGTAGCCCCAGCACTCTCTCAATTGAAAGAAGCGCTTTCTTTGGCGGGAGTTGATATAGGAGTTAATGAGTTAACAGATAGTTATCTAGACTTAGATGACGCATCTAGGCAATTACTTGATACATCATCTAGGCAAGTAATTTCAGCGGCTGACCAATTAGATTATTTGAAAGACCATGTTCTAAGAACAGATGAAGTTTCAGATGCAACAGTAAAATACAACACTGCTTTAGCGAACCTTGCTGTTCTACAACAAGTGATTTCACAACGCCAAGTACTAGCAAAAGTTGATGAACGTCCCGTTGTTGATCTTGGTAGACTAACACCACAACAAATACAACAGGTTAGAATAGAAGCTGATAGGGTACGTGATCAGTACGCCAGCGCTTTTGCAGATGGTGATGAAGAAGGAGCAGCATTATGGATTGAGGCTATGGGTGATGTTCTTATTACTGAAGGTGAGGGTATTGGTAAGGCATTTTGGGGTGAATTCTTTGATCAAGACCCAGAATATATCAAAACTGCAATTGAAAACTTAGGATTAGAAGATGCCATAAAGGAAGCCACACAATTTGGTTTACGTGACTTACGTGATCAGTTAGGAGTAGCCGACTTCCCAGCTTTGATGCGTAGATACGAACAAGTAAAAGGTACAATAACTAGTGTATTCCCAGATTACGATGTACAAGAAGAACCACAGGGCTTGATTTTGAAGGATGGTTTTAGAACAATACATGCTGACATGACACTATTCAATCTAGCTATGCAAGATTTGATTGATGTAAATGAACAGCAATTAGAGGGTGTGTGGAACTTACCATCGGGAATGACAGCAATGGTCGCTTGGAGTTCCTTATTCTCACGTGATATATCATCAGGAAGTTCTGCTGCATTTCCGTTTGAAATGGGAGATGGTACCGGAATAGTTGAAACAGCGGGTGGTAGAGCAACACCACCACCAAGCGGTGAAATATTCACAGATGCTAATATGACTCCTGAGTTACAAGCGTTGAAAGATAAAGTTGATAGATTGGATGCCTTAGTTGAACTTGGTGCTAGAGAAGCTGGAGTTGGAGTACAAGATTACGCAGCACTAAAAGATGACGCAGAGGTAGCACGTGGGGATTATATGGCAGCTTTTTACCAAGCTGTTAAAGAAACAAATCTTGGTGCAGGGGGAGTTGGTACAGGAGATTTAACTGCACAGGAACCAGTAACCACTGAAAGTATTGTACAGAGCTTTCAAGAAGCATTTCAATTAGAAAATACGATAGAACTAAATGCAAGTATTAGACTAGTAGTAGACGGTAGAACACTAGCCAGCGTTGTAAAGCAATATCTGTTTGAGGACTTAGTACAAGCCGCAGATAGATCGCTTGGTGGTGGTAGTGGCTACGTAATAGAGGCTGAATAATGTCTTCAATTTGGAAACTAGATGGACAAGATATATACGTAGATCAGTTTAATCAAGCTGGTAAAGGGGAATCAGCAGAACTAAACCCTTTGAACTCCACAGCTAGTATTCATCACAAGATTTTTGAAGCTGATGATGAATTACAGTTTCAAGGAACGGTGATAGGAGAAACTTATGAAGGAAATATACGGGATACCTATCTATCAGAGGTCACACTTATCAGTGATTTGGCTTCAGGTGGCTATACTGTTTACGTCACTAATGTACAGTCCGTCAGACTCCAGTCATTTTCTCAATTTGTAGATTATGCACAAGCAGTGACCGCACCAGTTTATAGAATTACAGTGACCGCCAAGGTTGTATAATGGTTAAAGAGCTTACGTATAGTATAACAGGAATAGGTGCTGACGATTTAGAAGCGGTCACAGTACGTGAAGCATACAACTCTCCTTCGGCGGGTTGTGTTATCACTGCATATGATACTACACTGGGTCTAGGTGATTCTGTCTCTGTGTCTTTAGGTTATGGTGGTAGTAATACTAAGCTATTTCAAGGTTTCGTACAACAAATAGAACACAGTGTTCCAACTCATACAATAACTATAACATGTGAAGACGTTCTTACTAGAGCCGTGAACTATTTTATAGCATCGGATGATCCAGAAAATCCACTATCTTATTCTAATATACAGTCAGAAGATTTTGTAGAAAATATATTAGCTGAAGCAGAAATAACTAACTATGAGGCAGATGTTCCAGCATCGTACACATGGGCAACAGATGCTCCTGCTGAAGTAAATCTAGTTACAGCTTGGCAAGCAGCAAGTGAAATGGCAAATATGTTAGCGTGGCACATCTATGCTGATAGAAATGGTAAAGTATGGTTCAATGATCGTAGACCTTATGATAGTGGTACTGACAGTGCTGATTTTACATATGACGAGACTGCTGGGACAGATGTACTATCTCTACAATATCATAAATCAATTGAAGAATTGAGAAATCGTGTGGTTGTTTACGGTAGAGAAGGTATACAGGCTACAGCATCACAAGTAAGTCCTTACTTATACTCATCTACTTATTACAAGACTGCTGTAGTAGGACATCCATTGATACAAACACAGGATCAGGCACAGAGAACAGCGGATTTCAACTTGGAGCTTTACAACCGTCTTACACAGGTAGTAAGTATGACAGTAGAAGGTGATCCAAGTTTAGAGGCAAGAAAGTTTGTAGATATTACTGGTAGTACTTTTACTACAGTTAGTGGATTATGGTTTATTTATTCTGTACAACACAAATTTGGTAATCAAGGTTATACAGTAGATATGCATTGTACGCAATAGGTGAGGAATGACTGTTTATAGTGATTTCATCGAAATAACAATAGATGGAACAGATGTGTCTGATTACGTTATAACGTATCAACGTAGTGAGTCTCTTTGTGAACCTGGTCAGGTATTTACATTAACAATGACCAGAAAGAAACTCGATGATACCTTTGTTAACATAGAGACTGCTGATCCTATAATCATCAAAGAGAAGTATGGTGGTTCACCAACGACAGTACTAAAGGGGTTCGTTACAAAAGTTGAAATCAATGCTGAGAGAGCACTGATGACAATTCATGGTGCGGATAAATATATTATGCTTGCAGATTACTTTATTCCAGAGCGCTTGGAAACAAGTGGACAAACGGTAGCATACTGGATAGAATATATTTGCAACGAGGCTGGCTTAGATGTTCAGTTTGATGTCTCTCCTTATGCGGTTACGCAAGGGGCTGGAGATACAGAGGGTACTCCCCTTGGTATGCAGAGTGCATTACAATCACTGAAATTACTTGAGCGGAAAGGAACTTGTTATACTCGTTATGATTCTAGTTCAGACAAAATCTTAGTTTATAGATTAACTACTTCTCAACCAAAAGTAAATGTTAATTCTAGCAATTTAGTTACAATAGATAGATCAGTAGCAACAAAAACAACAAGAAACGTTGTGAAAGTATGGGGTGGTTATAGATATGATTGGTTAACTGGACAAGAAGTATCATACAACGCTACCGCCAGAGCAGATATGCCTGAAATGGTAGTAGATCAAACAACTCTTATTTCTAGTCCTGAAATTAGAACATTTACATTTGCTAACATAGTAGCACAAAGAGTTCTTGCAACTACAGCGGAGTTGGATGATTTGGCTCTCTGTGAGTGTGCGGGACTTTACCCAGATGTGGAAATTGGTGATTGGATATATATTTCAATCAGTCAAGGTGAATTTGACTACACAAGAGAGCGTCAAGTTACAAGTATAGATGTTTCTGTGGACACAAACGGAGCTAGAACTACGTTTACAGTAGGGGAAAAGTGTCCCAGGGTCTCTGTAAGCCCTCCAGTAGTGCCAATCTATGTCACAGATACTAAAACCGGCGTAGGCGTCTCCTGGGACGCAGGAGAGAGCTTCCTGCCCTCAAATACAGGGCTTACAGCATCTGGTGAACTAAGTGGTAAGAGTATTGCTGTAAATAACTACGGTAGACAGATGGTAGTGACCGTAGCTGGTCTACATAAGAGATATAGTGGGCTTTCTACATGGGTAGATGTAACAAATTTACCTGACCCAACAAATGAATCAAATGATCTAAGTCCACTAGGGGTTACGGATTTAGAAATGATGAAAGTTGTTGATGAACCTCTAAGACCTTACACATTTCATATGATTGCGTCAGGTTGTCATCCTTCAGGTTGGTTTAGAAGTTATGTCTTTACAACCGAGGATTACGGTTATAATTGGAAAACTACTCAGATGTGGGCACCTGCGATGTCCGGTAGTATATCAGCGTCAGGATATCAAGAACATCAATATGCTCCATCTGGTAAAGTATTCGATGTGTGGACACATGACATGACGGCATCGTTGGGAAACGCTGTAACTGTTTTAGTGTCATCACCATATGTAGAGGTAGATGAGGAAGACCCAGCTACTATTTACTTTGCTGAGTTTACATCTGGTGGTGAAGTTTGGATGGGTTATTGGGATGGTACGACTAGAAATCGAGAACAGCAAGTGACAACATCTGGTTTTATTGTAGGTGTTAAACAGTGGTCATGTCCAACTAATAGAGATATAGCATATACGGCTATTGTATCCAATGATGGTCCTACTTCTGCATATACAGGGGGACAAACATATGTATGGAAAACTATTGATGGTGGAGATAACTGGACTGAAATACACAATGAATTACTAATAGCAGACTCGTCTTACGATTTCATTTCATCTTATACGGTTAATTTTGATACATCATCATCAGAAAGTGAAGTAAGGGTAGCATTTAATTGTTTTTATATGACTTCCACAGTAAATGTTATTTATGCAAAAGCCAGATTTGTAAAAAGTAATCCAACAGGAAGTACAAGTTATACAGATGACACCAGTTCAAGTATAGCTTTGGAATATTCAGCATATATAGGCGCTGGAGAATATTTTAATAATTATAGTCACAATAATAGCTATGTGAATCAAAACTTTAACCCTGCTTGGAAAAATGCAGTTATAGATGGTGTTACTTGGGCAGGAACAGGAGTTTATGGACAGGTTAGACGATCATCCGATAATGCATGGATAGATACACTTCAATGTGCTGTAGTGGTGAAATTGAACTTTTCTACTGAAACAGTTACAGAATTCAATAAGACTGAAGCATTAACTGGTTCTTTAATTAGTGCGTCACCAAGAGCAGTATTGTGTTCAGCAAGAAGTACAAATGGTATATATATTTATTCAATAGGAGGTCTTGCATTAGTATCATCATCTGCTTGGACGACAGAAGGTTGGGCTTACGTAAATCCTTGGAATGATTTTAATGGTTATGATAGTTTTTCAAAAGTTTTCATGGGATGGAAAGGAGCACCTGATTCTACATATCGTACAGTAGACACAGATGCTGATTATGATGATACAGACTTTGTTCCATCTACAGCTGGGGGAAGTAACAGAGAAGGTGCATGTCAAGTGAATAAACAATTTGATAGTGCAATAAAGCATTGGTGTGTAAGTTCTGCATCGTTTCAAGGAGACCCGGACGGCTTTTGTTATTCAGAAGATGGTATAACTTGGACACAACACTGGGACAAGGTTCCTGATGTTTTCAATCTATATGACTTTGCTTGGAGAACTTGGGAATAATGGCTAGTGTATTGTGGGAAACAGACGACTCATTTGATACCATGTACATTATTTGGTCAGGGGCAGCTACTCCTTGGCGAACTTACCTGTACGCAGATTATCAATATGTATATATATCACAAGCACCATCAATTACACGTTTGTTATTTGGAACAGCTAGTGGTATAGGAACAGCTAGTGGATGGATGGAAGAAAGAGATGTGACAAATATCTCTCCTGTTGGAGGTCATTTAGTACCATATGTATTAACACACCATCTAAATGAATGGGGAGATGCATTTTACACGGTAGCATTTGAAGCACCAACACTTATAAGTGCTTCTGGAGGGCAAGCACATCATAGTTACCACCCAGAATATACAAATAGCTGGGAAACCAAAGATCAAACATTCGGAAGAGTGGTGGACGTGGAATTTCCAAATTATTTGGAAGATTTGAGAGTATGTGTAGGAGTTTCAAATTCGGGATTTGTGAGAGTAGTACCAGTATCGCCAAGTGGTATAACGATATCTGGCTCATATTGGACAGATTGGAGTGCTATGGATAGTTCAGCAACAGTGACAGACTTAGAAGCGAGATGGATGTATTAATATGCCTGTAATTCTAAACCTTGAAGATAAGATAATAAATCTAATTCGTGGAGAACGCTACAAATGGTTCACTACTGGAGTAAACCTCGGTGGTGTTACCGGTGTTAGTGGTGGTACTGGTGCGCCTATTGGTGGGTTTATTGGACAACTTATTCAGAGTAAAGTTACTTATGACACAACAGAGAACGAAATATGGGACGTTCCTGTTAGTGGCGAATCACTTGTAACTAACTTGGATAGAATTAGGTTTAGACTTGCTGCCGTAGAAAGTGGTGGTGGTGGAACTACATTAGCTATTCTAGATGATGGTGATTGGGTAGCAAGTGGAGTAGAAACCTTAGATTTTATTGGAGCATATGATATAACATCATCTGGTACTACAGTTATACTAACATTCTCTGGTGGTGGGGGTGGTATTACCGACTTGGAGGATTTGTCTGATGTTGTTATTACATCCGTGAGTGATAACGAAGTTCTGGCATACGACTCAGGTGGTGATTGGATAAACCAAACAGCGGCAGAAGCTGGATTATCAGAAACAGGACATACTCACGTAGAAACAGACATCACTGATTTGGACCACGATGCAGTATCAATACAAGGAATTGGTGTTTCAAGTGTTACACCAGTATCGGGTGAGGTATTAGTATATAATAGTATTGAATGGTATCCAGACACTGTTTCGGGTGGTGGCGGCGATACTGATACAAAACAAGTAAAAGTATCTGCTGATGATACCACAGAAGGATATCTAGAAGATAAAATAGTAGCTGGGGCTAGTGTTACTGTTACTACGTTAAATGATGGTAGTGATGAGGACGTAGAAATTTCTGTGTCTGGTCTTTCTGTATTAGGACATTCACATGTTGAAGTAGACATTACAGACTTAGAACACGACGCAGTAAAAATTCAAGGACGTACCGTAGCAGCAACTGCACCAACTGATGGGCAAGCGTTAGCGTGGAACTCTATTTCAACAGAGTGGGAACCACAAACCGTTTCTGGTAGTAGTGGAACAGGGCTTACATATTTAGTACAGTTTGAAGATTTAACATCTCAAGTTCCAGATACAGCAGATGACTTCTGGCTATCACAAATTATGGTTAGCGGAAGTCTACAAGTACATAAGAACGGTCTGTTACAACAACCAGATAATTACTCTGAAACATCTACAAGTGGATTCCACACAGATTTCTCACCAATAAGTGGTGATGAACTTATGGCCCAATACCTGATTACATTTTCAGGTGGTGGTGGTAGTGACCACGATTCATTAACTGTTGAAGATACTGACTCTATAAATCTTGAATTAACTGGACAAGCTCTGAGTGGGTACGTATTACCAGGTGGTGTAGACCATGACCAATTACTCAATTTTACATCTACTGAACACTTCACAGAAGGTTCAATAGATCACGTAAATATTCAAAGTATTGGTTCTAACAGTCATGATGATCTAGATGCTCACGTAGCAAGCGGAAGTATCCACTTTACTGAGGAAAGTATTAGCCATCTTAATATTCAAGATATTGGCGATAATGCTCACTCAGCAATTGATAGCCATATTACAGACACCTCAATTCACTTTGATGAATTGGATGAGTTGTCGGATGTAAATGCAGGAGCACCAAATGATGGAGAGGCGTTAGCGTGGAGACAATCTGCAAATGAATGGGTAGCATCTGGATTAGTGGTGGCATCACATACTCATCCAGATGAAGATGTAAAAATGAGTGTATTAGGCTCACCAACATATACTACACTTGAAGACTACTGGGACACAGTACAAAGCGCTGGATTTATTTCTGGCGGTACTACAACTGATAATAGTGATGGAACTGTTACTGTTTCAGGTGGTACTGGTATCATCAAAACAACAGATTCTCACTTGGGAAGTAACGTATTCTTTGATTGGAGTACAGACAGTAATGTATCTCTAACTGATGATTCTACTAACTTTGTATATGTAGATTACAATGCTGGAAGCCCAACAATTTTAGCAACACCAACTTTGTCAAATATTAATTTACATACAGAAATCTTGATTAGCAGGGTGTATAGAGATGGTACTGACTTGCATATTTGGAATGTGGGACAAAATGTTGCAGACTACGCTAAAGATGCCTGTTTGAAAGACTTTGAAGTATTCGGACCTCAAAGAGCAGAAGGTTTAGTTATTTCAGAAACGGGTACAAGAAATCTTGCTATGACAACGGGTATCTTGTATTGTGCTCACAACAGAACAACTCAATCTGCTTTAGACACTAGTGTATCTGATACTTTTAGCTATTGGTTTAGAGATGGTGGTGTCGGTTGGACAGAACAAACAGCCCAAGCACAAATAAACAACGCTAATTATGATGATGGTGATGGTACACTAGGCTCACTTACTTCTAATAGGTATGGTGTGCATTGGGTCTACATGCTTTATGATGGAACTTTACATGTACAGTATGGTCAAGGAGATTATACACTAAATGGAGCCACATCAGCAGATGTACCTGCTCCTCCAACATTGTTTGCTGATTTTGGTATTCTATTAGCTAAAATTGTTATTCAAGAGGGTGAGGCATCTTTTGCAGACCTTCAAACAGCTTTTGAAACCGCGTTTACAACCAATGCTACTCCAGACCACGGAGACTTGGCGGGTTTAGCAGATGATGACCATACTCAATATGCATTAGCAGATGGTAGTCGTACATTTGATTTAGATGAACTTGAAGATACTACTATAACAACACCAGCACAGGGAGAATCATTAACTTATGATTCTGGAACATGGGTAAATACTCTTATAAGTGGCGGTGTAAGTGGGCAGGCATATATTCTAGAAGATTTGACGGGTCAAGTACCAGATGCAGGTGATGACTTTTGGCTAGCTAATACACTTATGAGCGGTAGCCTGAGAGTTTATTACAATGGTTTAATTCAACAGCCTACAAACTACGCAGAAACATCAGCAAGTGGTTTTCACACGTACTTTTCACCAGTAACTAACGACGAGTTATTTGCTCAGTATTTAGTAAATGATTTGAGTGGTTCAGCCGTAGTAGGAACAATTCAAATAGAAGAGGACGATGCGGTAATTCAACAACGTGTAGCTGTTCTGAACTTTGAAGGAAGTGGTCTTGAAAGCGTTGTAGATGAAGGAAATAATAAGGTTACAGTCACCGTTAGTGGTGGGGGTGGTGCAGGACACGATCCAGTAACTATTGAAGACACAACTTCCTTGAACTTGGAACTTACAAATCAAGCGTTGAGTGGTTATGTACTTGAAGCGGGCGTAGACCATGATCAGCTACTAAACTTTGAAACAGATGAGCACTTTACGGAAGCATCAATTGACCACACAAACATAGCAAATATTGGTACAAACTCTCACGATGACATTGACGCTCACTTAGCTAGTGGAATTATTCACTTTACAGAGGAAAGTATAAGTCACCTGAACATTCAGGATATTGGTTCTAATTCACACTCTGCAATTGACACACACATTACCAATGAACCTTCAACGTCAATAGCTACTCATGCAGCAATAGCCGATGCTCACCAAGACCTTGTTACAGTTACTGATACTGCCAGTTTAAATCTAGAATTAACAGGACAGGCGTTGAGCGGTTATGTGTTGGATGATAGTCACACACACATTGAAGCTAATATCACGGATTTGGACCATGATGCTGTAAAATTACAGGGTAGAGCTATTTCTACTGCTGCTCCTGATAATAATGACTCATTAGTTTGGAACGGTAGTGTTTGGACACCAATATCAATAAGTGGTGGTAGTGGTACAGGAGAAACACTAGTTCTTGAAGATGTAACTAACCAAGTACCAGACACAGGAGATGATTTCTTTGTGGCTAACACTATGATAAGTGGTAGCTTGTCAGTCTTCTATAATGGTCTAATACAACAACCTACGAATTATGCAGAAACGTCTGCCAGCGGTTTCCACACTTACTTCTCACCTATTACTAACGATGAGCTATTTGCTCAATATTTGGTAGAAGATGTGGTTGGAAAAGCTGTTGTCGGTACAATACAGATAGAAGAAGATGATGCAGTAATTCAACAGCGTGTAGCCATACTAAATTTTGAAGGTGATGGTGTTGAAAGTGTTGTTGATGAAGGAAGTAATAAGGTAACTGTTACAATCAGTGGTGGAGGTGGGGGAGGAGTAACTGACCACGGAGCATTAACAGGGTTGGGTGATGATGATCATATTCAGTATGCACACCTGAGTCAAGATGAAACTATTCTTGGTCCTTGGAAATTCAATAGTACTTTTGAACAACGTGGCTATTACACGGATACTGCCTATACAAAGACAACAATTAGTGGTGGATTATACCATGTAACAGACAGTCAAACAGGATTTGATAATGTTGCACAGATTAGAGGAAATCAGGTAAACATCCTTGGTAACAATGCTCAAGAACTTGCTGAATTTTCTACATCAGCTGTTGTATTCAATGACCCTGGAAATAATGTAGACTTTAGAGTAAAATCTGTAAATTCGCCATATGCATTCATGGTTGATGCACAACTTGATAGAATATTTATGGGAAATCTTGGTGTTGACGATCATATAAGTTTTGACCCTACATCTCTCACAGGAAATAACTTTAGAATCACAACATCTGGTGTACTTACAACAAAATATCATAATTATTATGATGGTGTAGAGGGACCAACTATTGAACTTATGCATTTACGAGGTGATGCTGTTGGACATGAACAGGGTATAGAACTTGGAGATGAACTTGGTAAACTGTCTTTCAAGGGCTATGATGATAATATTTTATATCCAGAAGCATCTAATATAACAATAACGGCCACAGAACTTTGGACTAGTACTACCATTGGAGCTAAAGTAGATTTTGTGACCACTCCTTCTGGAACTACAACTCCTCTTACTAGTTTAACATTGACTGGTACAGAAGTTGTTGTAAATGAAGATAGTAATGATATAAATTTCCGTGTTGAGAGTGATACTAACGAGAATGCATTCTTTATTGATGGTGGTACTGGAAGAGTTACTGTTGGTAAAGATAGTAATGCTGGTGCTCATTTTACAGTTTATAATCAATCAGCATCTGCATGTCTATTATATCTTGAATCTGATATAGCGGCTGCTAGTTCTATTGTTGGTCAATTATCCTTTATAGCAGAGGATACCCTAGAACAGCGCCTTGCTTTTGGATATATTAGGGTTGAAACCGGTGCAAATTATGTATCACATGACCAAGGACTTATGAAGTTTTATGTGCCTGGATATACTGGTGGAGGTGCTGGCACAAGAGCACTTCTTATTTTAGACGGAGATGATGATGGAGGAGTTGTTATAAATGAAGATGGATTAACTCACGATTTCAGAGTAGAATCCACTGCCCAAACAGACGCATTAAAAGTAGATGCTGGTACTGGATATGTAACTATCCACAGTGCAAAAACAACTACTGGAGACCCAACACCCAACGAAGGATTAATTTATTGGAATACAGTAGATAATAAAATTCAGATGTACGCCGACGGTGCTTGGAGAACATTAGCATCGTGGTAAGAGGAAGTGAATAATGGGAGATAGTACTAGAGTAACTATAGCTAATATACAAACAGATATAGGAGAAGAGGGTAAAGCCCTTGTCTCCGATGGAGATGGTAATGTAGTACTTT